CTTAAAAAATTCCCCGGGGGGTGATATTCTGGGATTGGATTTCTTTTTTATAATGCTTCAAAGAGCCTGTAAAGCTATGGTACGATCTCCCGTTAATGTTTATTCTCCTTTCAAAGTTAAATCGGTGACGGCTTTACAGGCTCTTTAAAGTGTTATAGAAGTAACAGAAAACAAAGAAAAAAGTAGTTGAAATCTAAGCTGAAGGAGGAGTAAAGCATGGGAAAAACAAAGGCAAGCCAGCCCCAAAAGACTGTCCGTAAGATTCGTCCGGCGTTATCTCCGGAAGCAAGGGAGAATCAACTGGTATCTCTGGCAGTGGATTTGGCGGAAAAGCAGTTAATGGAAGGGACGGCTTCGTCTCAGGTGATTACGCATTACCTGAAACTAGGCTCTACAAAAGAAAAGCTGGAACGGGAAAAACTGGAAAAAGAAAATGAGCTGTTGAGAGCAAGGACTGAGGCATTGCAATCAGCGCAGAGAGTGGAAGAACTTTATACAAATGCGTTGAATGCCATGCGGACATACAGCGGGAAGGATAATTCAGATGATTAGAACCTTTACGGAATTGTCGAACTTACAGACATTCGAAGATCGGTTCCGATATTTGCAACTGAATGGAACTGTCGGAAAAGAAACGTTCGGATTTGACCGGTTTATCAATCAAGAGTTTTACAGGTCGACGGAATGGAAAGCGGTACGGGATTTGGTAATACTGCGGGACAATGGGTGTGATTTAGGGGCAGAAGGGCGCGAGATTTATGGAAAGATCTATATTCATCATATGAATCCGGTCAATCCGAAAGATATTCAGACAAAAAGTGAGTTTCTGCTGAACCCGGAATATTTAATTACAACAACACATGCGACGCATAATGCGATCCACTATGGAGATGAAACATTATTGATCAAAGCTCCGGTGAACCGCAGTAAGTATGATACATGTCCGTGGAAACAAATGTGAAAGGAGAATGCGGCTTGAAATATTTATTGGAAATGATATAATTTTAATGAGAATAACTCTAAATTTATAGAGAGAGGCGGTATATGTTATGTCAATACAAGAACAGGCTGTACAGATGATTAATGATTTATCAGATGAAAATGTGATTTTTTTAATTGATTTTATGAAAAGATTTATGTTGCCAAAAGAAGAAGATAAAAACTTTGATTTTAGACCGGATGTTATTGAGGCTATGGAAGAAGCAAGATTAATTAGCAGAAATCAAGAAACAAGAAAATATTCCAGTTTTGCAGAAGCTCTGGAGGATATGGATATATGAAATACCAATTAGCTTTTACCGGAAAGTTTAAGAAAAGCCTAAAAATGGCAAAGAAAAGGGGATTAAATATTCAACTTTTAGATTCTGTGGTAAGTAAATTATTACAGGGCAACTTATTGGAAGAAAAATATAGAGATCATGTTTTAAAAGGGAAGTACAGTGGATTTAGAGAATGCCATATCCAACCCGACTGGCTGTTGATTTATCTAATCGAAGATGACGTGCTAACTTTGACATTGGTGGATACCGGAACACATGCCGATTTATTTCAAATGTGATGAAAAGGAAAAGAATCCTGTACAGGGGTTCTTTTTTTTATTGTAAAGGAGAAATTTTATGGAAAGTATATTAACGTCGATTAAGAAAATGCTTGGTATCACGGAAGAATACGAACACTTTGATGCCGATTTAATTATGCACATTAATTCGGTATTTATGATATTGACACAGCTTGGCGTAGGTTCAGCAGATGGATTTTTCATCAAAGGGAAAGAAGAAGCGTGGACGGATTTTTTGCCAGAGGGAACACAGTTGGAGTTAGTCAAATCTTATATGTATTTAAAAGTAAAACTGCTTTTTGATCCACCATTGGGTTCTGCGGTTATTGATGTTATAAACCGTCAGATAAGCGAATTTGAGTGGCGTCTAAACGTTGCGGTAGATCCTGTAAATAATAACAGATCCGTATAATTTACATCTCCTTTTATGGAAAGGAGGTCTGTGGTATGATGAAACGTATAAAAGACCGTTTTTGGTATGGCTGTAGTTGCGCTTATTTTTTTGAAAGAGGTTATGTATCTCAGATTCATGTCCGCACGTCTGAGTCAATTACCACCACCAACTGCACTTGAGAACGCGGAGTTTTTTTTGAGGGAGCGGCTCAAGTTTTAGAAGGCGGTGATTGTATGCTTTGGCGGCTTGTAGAAGAATTTATTACCTTGATTTACGGTAGCACTGAACGTTTTTACCAAGAAATGAGATGATTTAAGTCATTAAATGAAGAACCTTAAAAAGAGAAAGAAAGAGTCTTTTAAACAGAGACTCTTTTTTAATTCAAAAAAACAAGCCAATGCTGTTGGAGGCGGCACTGACTTGTTTGTGTGAAAGGAGAAGGGGAAGTTCTTTATGGAGTACATGTGCTCGTTTTGCTTTGGTAATACGTTCTTAAGTTTTTAAAATTGATAATATCTTCGGCTATAATATCAATAATGAGGATCATTAGATTAAAGCATACTGAACGTATCTTTCGTAGAATTTTATTGAACATATGAGTGCCTCCTTTCTTATATTTATCTGTTAGCGCTCAACTGACATGAGTGCTGATTACAGTATAAGTGCTGTGGAAAGGATTGTCAATAACAATTTTGAGTCAGAAACACTGATAAGAGCTTCTTAAACAGAGGCTCTTTTATTTTGTTATATAAAAAACAAGCCGACGTTGCTGGTAACAACACTGGCTTGTTGAGTTGAAAGGAGAAAACGGGGGATTGTATGGATTACACGAATGTAAAGTTATTCATATATTTTTTAATATTAAACATAAACGAAAGACTTCCATCTGTGGTATTAATTTCGATGATTTCTTTGGCGATAAGATTTAATAATCGTTTAATTAGAGCCACAAACTTTTTCATAGCAATCCCTCCTTTCTTATCAGCAGTTTAACACAGTGAGTGCTAATTGTCAAGAGTCTCTTAAACAGAGACTCTTTTGTGTTAAAATCTAAAGCAAAAAAATTCTCAGCCAGAAAGAGGAAAAATACCCCTGACAGTAGAGGAGTCAGGGGGGATTAGGTTAGAAAGATTTAGCGGTTTCCGGTTCAGCAAATAATTTCTTAGTTTTAAAACCGTGGTTTGCTTAATGGTAGATCGACCATGTGCCTTGGCAAACCGCCAAGCTTCGGCTGGATGTAAATCGGTGTATGTATCAGCCTGCCTGAGCGTCATGTCAGCTATTTTTTGATTTGACAGTCTTGCCATAAAACCACCCCTCTTTCTGGTTGAGAATTTTTTTGGATTAATTCTATATTAGGGCTATATGATGATTGCTGTTAATTGTCGATTATTTATTTGCAATTTTGTTAATATAAAAATATTTGAATAAAGCAGAAAGGGCTAGAAAAATGATATATGAAATGATACAATACATAAAAAGGCTTTTTGGGAGAAATTCAATGAAATTAAATAAAGACAAATTAATAAATAGCATTAATCAAAAATGGTTGACAAAGAATTGCCCTATGTGTGGGAAAAATAATTGGAATATAGATGATGACATGATGACAATGATAAGTGTTGGAAAAGATCATTCAATACAAATTGGAAATAAAATTATACCAGTAGTTACAATAACTTGTAAGGAATGTGGTAATACAATTTTTGTAAATCCTCTAGCGATTAATTGTATGGAAGATTAAGGAGGAGTATTTATGTCAATAATAAGATACTCTGAATTTTTAGACAATAATCATGTTTTAAATGGATCACAAAAAATAAATAATAGTGAAGGAAATATTTCGTTATCTGCAAGATATCATACTAGCACAATCGACCAGAATAATAAAATAGTGAGTAATGCAATAAAAATGATATGGGTTGGTATTTTTTTATTGATAATAGGATTGGTTATATCAGTTATCACAAAACAAGATTTACTTCCTTTAATTCCGGGTGCATTTGTAGACCTTTTTTCTGGAACAATGATCTATCTGGTAAACAAATCCTCAGAAAATAAACAAAATTATTTTAAAAATTTAACTTTAGTAGAACACGAAGAACGTATTATAGAATTAATAGATAAATCAGATAATCTAAAGTTTAAAGAAGATATGATAACAAAGATTGTAGAGAAGCACTGTAAGAATTAAGAGATGGTAATCATCTCTTTTTTTGTGTATTATTTATAAAAGACAAATTCAAAAAATGTAACAGGAGGTGAAAATTCAAAATGAAAAATTATTTAAACCATCACGGCGTCCTTGGCATGAAATGGGGCATCCGTCGGTATCAGCCATATCCCAAAGGACATTCAGGTGGAAAAGAGGTTGGAGAAGCGGCTAAAAAAAAGAAGGTGAGTTCTATGAGCGATGAAGAACTTGCTTCTAAAGTAAAAAGAATGAATCTGGAGGAGCAATACAATAAATTGTCAAAAGGCGATCCGGCAACTGCAAAGATAGAAAAAACGAAGAAAGCAGTGGATGCTGCTTCAGGACTTATTAATCAGGCAAAGAATATACATCGGGGTAAAATCAGTGATTCAAGTAAAAAAGAAACTCTGGATTTGAGTAAAATGACGGACAAGGAGCTTCGGGAACAGATTGAACGGTATAATTTGGAAAAACGGTACAATGATATTTTTGCAAAAGAGTCGGAAACGGTTTCTAAAGGGCAGAATTATGTATCCAATATTCTGGAGGTTGCCGGTGATATTGCTGGCATTGGAAGCTCTGCGATTGCGATTGCTTTGGCTATTAAACAGTTGAAAAAATAAGGAGGGGTTGTTTCATGTTATCAAATACGGCTGTGCCAAAGTATTATGGCATGTTTCGGGACGCCGTGATCCGGGGCGATATTCCGGTTTGCAGGGAAATTGATTTGGAGATGAACCGTATTGACAGATTGATTGCAAATCCGGAGTATTGGTATGATGACAAAGCAGTGGAAGGCTGGATTGCTTACTGTGAAGAAGAACTTACTTTGACAGATGGATCTGATTTGGTTTTGCTTGACAGTTTTAAACTCTGGGGTGAACAGGTTTTTGGATGGTATTATTTTGTAGAACGAAGTGTTTATGAGCCGTATCCGGACGGACATGGAGGGCATTTTGTGAATAAAGTAATCCGAAAACGTTTGATTAATAAGCAATATCTGATTGTCGGGCGTGGAGCGGCGAAGTCTTTATATGATTCCTGTATTCAGTCGTATTTTGAGAATGTTGATACGACTACCACACATCAGATTACAACCGGTCCTACAATGAAACAGGCGGAAGAAGTGATTACGCCGATTAAAACCGCGATTACCCGTGCGAGAGGGCCTTTGTTTCAATTTTTGACGGAAGGTTCTTTACAAAATACGACGGGTTCAAAAGCGGATCGTACAAAGCTTGCTTCAACCAAAAAAGGAATTGAAAATTTTCTTACAGGTTCTTTAATTGAGGTGCGTCCGATGCGGATTGATAAATTGCAAGGGCTTCGTTGTAAAATTGCGACTGTGGACGAATGGCTTTCGGGTGACGTCAGGGAAGACGTTGTTGGGGCGATTGAACAGGGAGCTTCTAAAGTGGACGACTATTTGATTATTGCGACAAGTTCGGAAGGGACAGTCCGAAATGGAAGCGGCGATACAATCAAAATGGAGTTGATGAAGATTCTAAAAGGGGAGTATCCGGCGCATAATGTTTCTATTTGGTGGTATAAGCTGGATTCGATTGATGAAGTTTCACGTCCGGAAATGTGGCTGAAGGCGAACCCGAATATTGGAAAGACAGTTACTTATGAAACATACCAGAAAGATGTGGAGCGGGCGGAAAATGCCCCGGCTGTGCGGAATGATATTTTGGCGAAGCGGTTTGGGATTCCGATGGAAGGTTACACCTATTTCTTTACATATGAAGAAACGCTTCCACACCGTAAAAGGGATTATTGGCAAATGCCATGCGCTCTTGGCGCGGATCTGTCACAGGGCGATGACTTTTGCGCGTTTACGTTTTTGTTCCCATTATCAAATGAGGCGTTCGGGGTGAAGACCAGAAACTATATTACGTCTCTGACTTTGATGCGGCTTCCGGCTGCGATGCGGGTGAAGTATGAACAGTTTATGGCGGAAGGGAGTCTGGTGGTTTTAGAAGGAACGGTATTAGACATGACGCAGGTGTATGAGGATCTGGAACGGCATATTATTAAGCGGGAGTATGACGTCCGGTGTTTTGGATATGATCCATACAATGCGAAAGAATTTGTAGCAAGATGGGAAGCTGAGAATGGCCCGTTTGGGATTGAGAAAGTGATTCAGGGAGCAAAGACGGAATCAGTGCCGCTTGGCGAATTGAAGAAACTTTCGGAGGAGCGTATGCTCTTGTTTGATGAGGAATTAATGACGTTTGCCATGGGAAATTGCATTACGTTAGAAGATACGAATGGGAACCGGAAATTGCTGAAAAAGAGGTATGAACAAAAGATTGACGCTGTGGCGGCGATGATGGACGCTTATGTAGCGTATAAGCTAAACAGGGAAGCGTTTGAGTGACTTTATTCTTTATCCGTATTATAGTTTTATCAAAAGACAGAGCCAAAAACAAAGGCTCTTTCTTTTTATTTTATACAAGGAGGTAAAAATTCAAAATGGAGTTTTCTTTTCATTCTAGGTTAAAACATGCTTGGAATGCTTTTTTCAATAAAGACCCTACAGGGTTTTATAAGAATGTAGGTATGGGATATTCATACCGACCTGACCGGATACGTTTCTCAAGAGGGAATGAACGATCCATTGTAACGTCTGTTTATAACAGAATTGCGTTAGACTCCGCCGCAGTGGATTTATTTCATGTGCGTTTAGATGAAAACAACCGTTTTCTTTCTACAATCGATTCGGGGCTTCATAACTGTCTTACGGTATCCGCAAACATGGATCAGACAGGGCGGGCGTTTTTACAAGATGTAGTTATGTCGATGTTAGACGAGGGATGCGTTGCCATTGTTCCGGTTGACACGACAGATAATCCGGAAGAAACTGGAGCTTATGATATTGAGACTATGCGGACTGGAAAGATTTTAGAGTGGTATCCACAACATGTCAAGGTTTTAGTTTATAATGAGCGGACTGGAAAAAAGGAAGATGTTCTTGCAGAAAAGAGCATGGTAGCGATTGTTGAAAATCCGCTTTATGCAGTAATGAATGAACCAAATTCGACAATGCAGCGTTTGATTCGGAAATTGAATCTGTTAGATGCGATAGATGAACAAAATGGTTCCGGTAAATTAGATTTAATTATTCAGCTTCCTTATGTAATTAAGACAGAAGCCAGACGGGCGCAGGCGGAAAACCGTCGGAAAGATATTGAAAGTCAATTAGCAGGTTCTAAGTATGGGATTGCTTATACTGATGGCACAGAACATATTACACAGTTGAACCGTCCGGTAGAAAACAATCTGATGTCCCAGATTGAATATTTGACGAGTATGCTTTACGGCCAGTTAGGTATCACTCAGGGAATTTTAGATGGGACTGCGGATGAAAAAACGATGTTAAATTATTATAACCGTACGATTGAGCCTATTTTGTCGGCGATAGCCGATGAGATGAAGCGGAAGTTTTTGACAAAGACCGCCCGTTCCCAGTTTCAGTCTATTGAGTTCTTCCGTGACCCGTTCCGACTAGTTCCTGTGGCCGACATTTCGGAAATTGCGGACAAGTTTACACGGAATGAGATTATGACTTCTAATGAGATTCGTCAGGTAATCGGAATGAAGCCTTCAGATGATCCGAAAGCTGATGAGCTGCGAAACAAGAATCTGAGTGAATCTGCTGGTACAGTTCCAAAGTCAGAGGAGGAAACTCCGGATGATGAAGTGGTAGAACATCTGGCGCATCATGGTGTAAAAGGGCAGAAATGGGGCGTCCAAAATGGACCTCCGTATCCGATAGACAGAGACGGCGGAAAAGGGGTTGCAAAATCTGATGAGGGTGGTAAAATAGGAACAGGTCAGAAAAAGAAGAAAGAATCTGATCTTGCCAAGCAAAGTGTGACTTCTATAAAAAGGGGTATGCGGAGTCTGCAAAAGGAAATAGAATTGCATAAATCAAAAATTTCTAATCCGTCGAAACATATTCTAGAATGGGACACTTATTCTGAGCGAAAAAAAAACGGATTAATTAAACATTGGAATAAAGAAATTGTAAATCTTCGTAAATCTATTGAGAATCGGATTGTTGAGTTAAAAGAAAGGGGCGAATATGATGACTGATGAACTTTTTAATCATATTATAGCGCGATTAATTAGTAATGCAAATGATGCCGTTGTCAATGCAAAAAAAGACCCTAATAGTGAATTTGAAGAGGGAGTACAACTTGCATATTATACAGTGCTTGATACAATAAGAAATGATTTGATTATAGCGGAGTATGATCTTAAGAAGTGTGGTCTTGAAGAAGATCCTATTAATAAATACGCATAATATGATTTTTGTGAGTAACGGAGGAAAGAAAGAGGTGAATATGACGATGGATAATGAACTATTTAATCATATTGTAGCACGGTTAATTAGTAATGCCGATGACGCTACCGCGAACGCAAAAGCTAATCCGGACAGTAAATTTGAAGAAGGAGTACAACATGCGTATTATACTGCGCTTGACACAATCAGAAATGATCTTATCATAGCGGGGTATGATTTAAAAGAATGCGGCCTTGAAGATGATCCTATACACATGTTATATTCGGGGAGGTGAATTTTACAATGGAAACTAATTTACAACATCATGGCATACTGGGAATGAAGTGGGGCGTCCGTCGGTATCAGCCGTATCCGAAAGGGCATTCGGGAGGCAGGGAAATTGGAGAAGCGGCAAGAAGCCGGAACGTAAAGAAAGAACAAAAAAAGTATGACAAACAAGTGAAAAAGAACTGGGCGAAAGCCTATAACAAAACGGCCGATTATGCAAACCGTGTGCTGATACCTCAGATTAATGAAAAGTATACACGGAAATACGGCGCGAATTGGTTTAGCGAAGCTTCTAAGAATAACGCGGAAAACTATCAGCGTTATATGAAAGAGTATGAGGATTTGTTTAATCAAACTTACAATGAAATGTTAGAAAGCATGATTGGCAAACGTCCGCAATAAGCGGTCTTTATTCGTGAGCAATGGAGGAAAAAGAAAAACCCGATACTACTGTGAATAGCATCAGGCTAATTTTTTATGATTCATGGCAATTTTCAGCCAAATATTCAGCAACCGCTTTTACAATTATAGCTGCTCCATCAATAGGAAAACACATGGTCATTCCTCCTTTTTCTATACAGCGTGCTATACTTTGTTTCTATATATAGTATACTGTATTTTTTGTTTTAATATATATAGTATAGCGCACTTTAAAAAATCAATCAGATTATAAAAATTTAATAAATGGAACAATTCAGATTTACCCATAGATCTTAAATGATCTGTGGGATTTTTTTTGTTTGGAGGTAAAAATTCAAAATGAAGAAATTTGATTTTAGTGGCTGGGCTACCCGCAATAACTTAAAGTGTTCCGATGGGCGCACAATCTTAAAAGACGCATTTAAGGAAAATGACGGGCAGACGGTTCCACTGGTATGGAACCATAGGCACAATGAGCCGTATAATGTGCTTGGGCACGCGCTGCTTGAAAACAGAGATGACGGCGTTTATGCGTATTGTACATTGAATGATACGGAATCCGGCAAAAATGCAAAGTTGCTGGTAGAGCATGGCGATGTTTCGGCATTGTCTATTTATGCGAATCAGTTGAAACAGCAAGGGGCAAATGTGCTTCATGGCGCGATCCGGGAAGTTAGTCTTGTATTAGCCGGAGCGAATCCCGGGGCATTTATTGATTCCGTGCTTGCCCATGGGGAGGAGTCAGAAGAAGAAGGCATTATTTATACTGGGGAACCGCTTAGTTTATCCCATTCCGACGAGAAGAAGGAGGAAAAAATGGATTCAAAAGGCAGCGAAGAACCAGAAACAAAGAAGGAGGAAAAGAAAACGGAAGAAGGCGAAACGGTAAAAGAGATATTTGATAACCTGAGCGAAAAACAGAAAACGGTTGTTTATGCGTTGGTCGGGGAAGCCATGGGAAAGGATGGCGAATCTGACGGCGGCAAAAAGAATGAAGGAGGAGACGACACAATGAAACATAATGTATTTGAAAATGAGGGACAGGCAAAAGACAGCATATTAAGCCATTCTGATCAGGAGACGATTGTCGGCATGGCGAAGTCCAGCCAGATTGGCACATTCCAGACTGCCCTTGAAATCTATGCCGCAGAGAATGATTTAAAGCATGATGCGGTAAGCAGCGGGTTTGTACAGACTGGAGAGGGAAATATTTATAACTTATTTCCAGAGTATAAAGAAGTAAGGCCGGGAGCGCCGGAACTAATCACAAGCGATCAGGGCTGGATTTCTGTAGTAATGAGCAAAGTCCATAAAAGCCCGATTTCCAGAATCCGTACCAGTCAGGTGGATATTCGGAATATTGATTCATTAAGGGCGAGAGGGTATGTGAAAGGCAAGCAGAAATCCCAGACTGGCAATTTTAAGCTTGTAAGACGAACGACTGACCCGCAGACGGTGTATGTCAAAAACGCTTTACATCGGGATGACATAATTGACATAACGGATTTCGATTATGTGCAGTATCTGTATAACATTGATAAGATGATGTTAAATGAAGAACTGGCGACGGCGATTATGCTGGGCGACGGCAGGGAAGACGGAGATGAAGCGAAGATTTCAAGCGACCATATCCGCCCGATTTGGACGGACGACGATTTGTATACGCTCCATGTAGATTTGGACGTTGCAGCCGCAAGGAAGGAACTTCAGGGTACAAACACGGGGGCGAATTTTGGAGAGAATTATGTGCTGGCGGAAGCAATGATTAATACGGTTTTGTATGCGAGGGAGCGGTATAAAGGGACGGGAACTCCGGATTTATTCCTGACGCCGCATATGCTCAATGTGATGCTTTTGGCGCGTGACTTAAATGGCAGGCGGATTTATTCTTCGAAGGCGGAACTTGCTTCTGCATTGAATGTGGGGAACATTTACACAGCAGAACAGTTTGAAGGAAAGACGAGAAAGACTTCTGACAACAAAACGAAGAAGCTGCTTGCAATTATTACAAATCTGGCTGATTATTCACTTGGCGCGACAAAAGGCGGCGAGGTCACTCATTTTACACAGTTTGACATTGATTTTAATCAGGAGAAATCACTGCTTGAAACCAGATGTTCCGGCGCGCTTACCAGAGTGTACTCAGCGATTGCTTTAGAAGAAACTGTAAGCGGCTCTGGCAGTGAGGAAGTAGGTTAATCTGCCGATGAAATTCAAAATGGAGGGATTGGCATGGCAAAATTTTTCGGCAGAATCGGTTATGTGGAAACGGTTGAGACGAAACCGGGCGTATGGAAACCACAGATTGTGGAGCGGGAGTATTTTGGCGATTTGACAAGGAATGTCCGCCGGTATGAATCTTCTGGCCAGTTGAATGAGAATCTGAATATTGCAAATGAGATTAGCATTGTCGCTGATCCGTATGCCTATGAGAATTTTCATGCTATGCGTTATGTGATATTTATGGGCGCTAAATGGAAAATTTCGAATGTGGAAGTTTGCCGCCCTCGGTTACTGCTGACGATTGGAGGTGTATACAATGGCTAGGCAAAGAGAAGAACTGCAACTGCTTTTAGAGGAGATTCTTGGAAGCCGCAATGTATATTTTCAGCCACCGGAGTCAGTAAAACTTAAGTATCCGTGCATTCTTTATGAACGGAGCGATATTCATACAAATGCGGCGGACAATCAGCCGTATGTAAAATTAAACCGGTATACGGTGACGGCCATTGAGGAAGATCCGGATTCTGATCTGGCGGAGAGGCTGTTAGGTTTGAAGTATTGCGGGTTTGACCGTCACTTTACATCGGATCAACTAAACCACGATGTATTCACTTTATATTTTTAGGAGGTAGAAGAATTATGAGTAAACTTGTATGGGATAAAACTGGGGAACGTTTTTATGAAACAGGTGTGGACCGCGGCGTTTTGTATCCGATGGGAACGGACAGGACGTATCCGAAAGGCGTTGCATGGAACGGTTTAACGGCTGTGACGGAAAGCCCGTCCGGCGCGGAAGCAAATGCGATTTATGCGGATAATATCAAATATTTAAGTCTGATGTCGAATGAGGAATTTGGGGCGACGATTGAAGCGTATACTTATCCAGATGAATTTGCGGTTTGCGACGGCTCTGCGGAAATTGCAACGGGCGTTATGGTAGGGCAGCAGGCAAGGTCTTCGTTTGGGCTTTGTTACCGCACTATTGAGGGAAATGATACGGATAATGAGAATTATGGCTATAAGCTGCATATGATTTATGGGGCGAAAGCGTCCCCTTCCGAAAAAGGATACCAGAGCGTCAATGACAGCCCGGAAGCGATTTCTTTTAGCTGGGAGGTTACGACTACCCCTGTGGAAATTACTGCGATTGATCCAAAAACGGGAAGGGCGTTTAAGCCGACGGCTTCCCTGACGGTGGATTCTACAAAAGTGGACGCGGAAAAATTAAAAGAGTTTGAGGATATTTTATATGGAACTGATGGAACGGACGAAGCAGGCAGTAAAGATGCAAGGCTTCCGTTGCCGGATGAAATTATTGCATTTTTCAAAGAGGAAGGCTAATTGTTTCAATCATAATAGAAAAGGAGAATACATATGTTAAAGAAAACGATTTCTTATGAGGATTTTGATGGGAACCAGAGGACGGAAGATCATTATTTCAACTTGACGGAAGCGGAGATTACGGAGATGGAGCTTTCGATGAATGGGGGATTAAGCCAGCTATTGACGAAGATTTTGCAGGAAAACGACCAGAAGCAGATTATAGAGTATTTTAAGAAGATTGTGCTTATGGCGTATGGCGAAAAGAGCCTTGACGGGCGAAAGTTTGTGAAGAATCAGAAAATCCGGGACGAGTTTGCTTCGACTGCCGCATACTCTGAAATCTTTATGGAGCTGGCGACGGACGCAGACGCCGCTTCGGCATTTGTCAAAGGGGTAATGCCAAAGAATGCAGGAAGAATGCCCGCCGCACTAAAAGCGCCTGCGGATCGTTAGGAAACGGAAAGGAAGTGAGGGAATGTTTCAGCTTATGATACCGGGAAAGGAGCTTTGGGACGAAAAGAAGGAAGTATTTGTTCATACAAAGGACACTGCCCTTTGCTTAGAGCATTCCCTAGTTTCCCTTTCAAAATGGGAAGCAAAGTGGCATAAGCCGTTTCTTGGAAAAGGTGAAAAATCGCCGGAAGAAACGTTGGATTATGTCCGCTGTATGACGCTGACGCAGAATGTCAGCCCATTTGTGTATGATTGGATTGATGAAAACGCGATGAAGCGGGTTTCAGATTATATTGCAGACCCGATGACCGCTACATGGTTTTCGAAGGAAGACAAAAGCCCTCCGGGGCGTGAAGTGGTGACGGCGGAAGTCGTGTATTATTGGATGATTGCGTTAAATATTCCGTTTGAGTGCCAGAAATGGCATTTGAACAGGCTTTTAACCTTGATTCGCGTTTGCAATGCCAAAAGCGCTGCGCCAAAGAAACTTGGGAAAAAGCAGCTTGCGAAAAGGAATGCGGCTTTAAATGCCGCCCGGAGGAAAAATTTAGGTTCAAGGGGGTAAGGTATGCAAATCAACAAATTAATTAGTAAGTATAATTTTAACAAAGGGACTGCCAGCCGGATTCGGTATCTTGTGATTCATTACTGCGGCGCTACCGGAACGGCAAAAGGGAACGCGGAGTATTTTGCGGAGAAAGACAGAGGGGCTTCCGCCCATTATTTTGTCGGGTATGACGGAGAGATTTGGCAAAGCGTAGAAGACGCCAACATCGCTTGGCATTGCGGGGCGAAAGAGTACCGCCATAAGGAATGCCGGAATGCAAATTCAATCGGAATTGAGCTTTGCACAAAGACGACAGGCTCTGCGTCGCTTGCAGATGAAAACTGGTATTTTGAGGATGCGACGGTTGCGTCTGCGGTGGAACTGACAAAGGAATTGATGGCGAAATACAATATTCCGGCTGACCGCGTGCTGCGTCACTATGATGTGACGGGTAAGAGCTGTCCAGCTCCCTATGTGTTTAATGCCGGGAAGCATAGCTGGGAACAATTTCAAGCGGCAATCCGTGGAAAGAAAGAGGATACGCCTGTAAAACAGCCGAAGCCGTCTGGGAAAGATTCTTTTCAAGTGAAAGTGGAAAGCGCGTATCTAAACATTCGCAAAGGCCCCGGAACGGATCATGCAAAAACTGGGCAGTATACGGGAGTTGGCGCGTTTACGATTGTAGAGACGCAGAGTGGGAAAGGGTCGGATACAGGCTGGGGAAAACTAAAGTCTGGAGCGGGCTGGATTTCTTTAGATTATGCAAAGAGGTTATAACAAATGATAAAAGGGATTACTTTTCGGCATAAAGGGGATTTTTCGAAAACAGAGAGGTTTTTCCATGCCTTATTGAAAAAAGAGTATCTGAATGTATTAGAGCGGTATGGCAAAGCGGGGGTTTCGGCTCTCGCTTCCGCTACGCCAAAAGACAGCGGGGTAACGGCGGCTTCATGGGATTATGTGATTTCCCATAACCGGATGCAGTCTTCGATTACATTTGTAAATTCAAATATTCAAAATGGAGTGAATATTGCGATTATTTTGCAGTATGGGCATGGCACAAGGAACGGCGGATATGTTGCCGGAAGGGATTACATTAATCCGGCGGTTCGTCCGGTGTTTGATAAGATTGCAGAGCGTGCGTGGAATGAAGTGAAGAATCTTTGAATAATAGACTTATAGAAACGCTATGTAATGAAAGAGAATACATGAAAAGATCAAACTAAGGAAGAGTCCTCCTTTCAATAACTCTTTCTTACTTTGACAAGGCGCTTATATTTTGGCCTTTTTTTAGGTTAGTCATCGAAATGAGCGTAACCTAACTGCTGAATTAGATTTTTATAGTTCTCTAATTCAGTTTTATCACGAAGATTTTCTTCGTTTTTATGCAAATCATCTTTGCACGGATGATTCACTTCATAGAATGTAGAGTATTCTATCATATTTATCGCCTCCTTTTCATGTATTTTCTTTCATTATATAGTGTTTTTGAAATATGTCAAGTACAAAATGTAGAAAAAGTCTCCTAGCAAGAGGCTTTTTTTATTGCTTATGGAATGGGGGTTAAAACGATGGGCATAGCGGTTGATGAACGCGTGGTTGAAATGCGGTTTGATAATCATCAGTTTGAACGAGGCGTGCAGTCTACGATGGGCGCGCTTGATAAGTTGAAACAGTCGTTGAAATTAGACGGCGCGTCAAAAGGGCTTGATAATGTGAATCAGGCGGCAAAGAACGTATCGCTTGATGGAATTGCTTCAGGAGTTGCGGCGTTGGAAAAAAGATTTTCTACGTTTGGGATTGTTGGAATGCGTGTGATTTCAAACCTTACGGATTCGATGATGCGGTTTGGAAGGAATACGGTTGGGTTTGTGACGGACAGCATTATCGGCGGCGGAAAGCGCAGGGCGATGAATATTGAAAATGCGCATTTCCAGTTACAAGGCCTTCTTAAAGATGAAGCAAAGGTGCAGGCTGTTATGGACGACGCGATGGATTCTGTGGACGGTACGGCTTACGCTTATGATGAAGCTGCAAAAGCCGCTTCCCAGTTTGCGGCGTCGGGCATGGAAGCCGGAGAAAAGATGCAGGCGTCTTTACGGGCAATCACCGGCGTTGCGGCTATGACGAATAGTGAATACGAGAGTATTTCCCAGATCTTTACTACGGTGTCCGGAAATGGAAGGCTTATGGGAGACCAGTTGCTCCAGCTTTCTTCCAGAGGGTTGAATGCCGCGGCAACTTTGGCTGACTATATGACGAAAGTTGGCAATGGGGCGAAGGTGACGGAAGGCGAAGTCAGGGAAATGGTTTCGAAAGGGGAAATTAGTTTCGATTTATTTGCCGCCGCTATGGACGATGCGTTTGGAGAACATGCAAAGAAAGCGAATGAGACTTTTACGGGAGCTATGTCAAATGTGAAGGCTTCCCTTTCCAGAATTGGCGCAGAATTTATGTCACCTTTAATTGTTCAAAATGGACCGTTGGTACAATTTTTTAACGCTCTGAGAGAACGAATTAATGATGTAAAAACGAATATCGGGCCATTAGCAGAATTGTTTACAAAGTCGGTATCAGGTATGGCGCAGTCCGCTGCAAAATATTTACAGGAAATGGATCTGGCAAAACCTTTTGAAGCGTTTTACAACATTATGGATATATTCAAAAATGCGTTAGGGGGGATTTCTTCTATACTCATGCCGATCCGTTTCGCATTTGAGGATATTTTCCCCCAATCGGCAGTCACTGCCCTTGCTGATTTTACTTCTAAGCTGAAAGAATTTACTTCTAATCTGAGACTTAGCCATGTTGACGCCGTGAATTTGAGAAATACGTTTCAAGGTTTGTTTGCAGTTCTTGATATTGCCGGAAGGATCATTGGCGGAGTTGTACAGGCGATCTTTCCAATGACAAAAGGCGTGGGAGGGCTTGGTTCGGCCGTTCTTATGGTAACGGGGCAGATTGGAACATGGCTTACGGCGTTAGACGATATAATTAAAAAAAGCGGCGTGTTTGGAAGCGCTGCGGAAAAAATTGGAAATGTGACAGGCGTTGTTTCTCAGGCAATCGGAAAACATGTCAAAGGAATTGTAAAAGCATTCTCGGATTTTTTAGGAATTGATTTTGCGGCGGCGGCAGAAGCTAGGCTGAATCCTTTTCAAAAGATATGCGAGGCTGTGAAACTTGCTCTGGATAAATTGGCGGCTGTATTTCGGGAAATTTCTCCTGTTTTAGCAAAGTTTGGGGAAATGATTGTGGATACGCTTGGTAAAATTGGCGGCGGACTGCAAAAAGCTGTTCATGGAGAAGGGTTTGATTCCTTGATTGACTTGATGAACGGCGGTTTGATGGCTGGGATAGGCACAGGGATTATGAATTTTATTGGACATATCCAAAAAACTGTAATTAAAGCGAACGGCATGTTTTCGAATGTAAATCTGATATTAGCAAATGTGAAGAATACACTTATTTCCTATCAGGCGGCTTTGAAAGCAGACGTGTTGATGAAAATTGCAAAAGCGGTCGCAGTGCTTGCAGGCTCGCTTTTTGTGTTAGCGTTGATTGATTCTGAAAAGCTTTCTGGAGCGCTTGCCGCTCTCAGTGTTTTAGTCGTTGAACTTTCGGCTGCAATGGCGGCGTTTGGCAAAACTCTCGGCGGAAAAGGCGTAATGCAATTAGCAAGCGCCGGAACAATGATGCTCGCATTCTCCACAGCAATCTTGATTTTGTCTGCGGCATTAAATGTAATCTCGAGTATTGATTCTGATAAATTAACCGGCGCGTTGATTGGCATTACCGTGTTGCTTGGAGAATTGCTGGCTTCCTCCATTATACTTTCAAAATGGGGAGGAAAAGTGAAAACAAGCGCAGCCGGCATGATTTTATTTGCATCTGCAATTTATATTTTGACAAAAGCAGTGAAACAGCTTGCGCAGCTAGATGTCAAACAGCTAACAAAAGGGCTTATTGGAGTCGGCGTTTTATTAGCGGAGCTTTCTGCATTTATGTTCGCGGCAAAGTTTGGCAATTTTAAAGTTTCAAGCGGCCTTGCAATGATTGAACTTGCCGCCGCGCTTTTGATATTGGAAAAAGTAGTTTCTGGTTTCGGACAGATGAATACGGAATCGATGGCGCGGGGACTTGCCGGTGTAGCAGGAGCGCTTTTGGCAGTTTCCGCCTCTATGCGCATTATGCCTAAAAACATGATTGCCCTTGGCCTTGGGTTAATTGAGGTTTCGGCTGCGCTTAAAATTATCGGTGAAGTCGTTCAGGAAACAGGGAAAATGGGTTGGGAAGAAATCGGAAAAGGACTGACTGTGCTTTCCGGTTCTATGGTTATTCTTGCCGTTGCGCTTCAGGCGATGAAAGGGACACTTGGAGCGGCTGCCGCTATGCTTGTGTTGTCAATCGCTTTGAATGTGTTTTTGCCTTGTTTAAAGGCGCTTGGCTCTATGAGCCTCGTTGAAATTGGAACAGCAATACTTGCGCTTGCTGCCGCTTTTACGGTGTTGGGCATTGCGGGGGCTGTTCTTGGACCTCTGATTCCGGCAATATTGGGATTATCCGGCGCTTTGGCTTTATTTGGAATAGGGGTTGCGGCATGTGGGGCAGGTGTTTTGGCCCTATCGATTGGGCTGGCTTCCCTAGCTGCTTCTGGAGTTGCCGGAATGATGGCTTTTGTGACTGGGTTAGAGATTCTGTTTGTCGGCATATTGGAAATTATCGCTAAGAGCGTGGAGTCTATTGCGAATGCGGTGAAAGCAGTTGTTCTTGCGATTGTCAGCGTTGTTGTGGAATGCGCGCCTGCGATTGTGGAAGGTGTGTTAGCGCTTGTAGAAGAAGTTTTCAAAGCATTATCCGTACATGCTCCGGCGATAGTAAATTATTTGATGGATTTCTTAATTGGAGTTATGAACGCTTTGGCGGAAAGGCTTCCAGAACTGGTTCAGGCGGCTATAAATTTAATTCGTACATTTTTTCATAGTGTCATTGAAGTTTTAAAGGGCATGGATACTTCTTCTTTGGTGGAAATGGTTGAAGGCATCGGTTTTTTGACTGCGATTATGTATGCTTTGGCAGGGGTTGCAAAGCTGACTCCCTTAGCTATGAAAGGCGTTCTTGGGCTTGGAGTTGTGATTGCTGAGTTAGCGGCAGTATTGGCGGCGTTGGGAGGATTAGCGCAAATTCCATATTTGGAATGGCTGATTAGTGAAGGGGGAGATTTATTAAAAGAGATTGGGACTGCAATAGGGAAATTTATTGGCGGCATTGTCGGTGGATTGATGAGCGGAGTGTCGTCCGCCCTTCCCCAGATTGGATCGGATTTATCTCAATTTATGGAGAATGCAGCTCCGTTTTTTATGGGTATGGGCATGATTACGGCGGATACTCTGGCAAAGGCGGGCTTTTTATCTGGAATTTTATTGATATTTGGGGCGGCGGATCTCATTGCCGGGATTACAAGTTTTTTAACGGGAGGAAGCAGCCTGCCACAAATCGGGACGAATTTATCTGATTTTCTTTTAAATGCGACTCCATTCTTTTCTGGGTTGGCGTTAGTGAACGAAGGCGCAGTGAAAGCGGCTAAAAACCTAGCTGAAATGATAATGTTATTTACTGTGTCGGATTTCATTCAAGGAATTACATCGTGGCTGACGGGAGGTTCTTCTCTTGCGGATTTTGGAACAGAATTGGTGGCGTTTGGGCCAAGTATTGCAGAGTTTGCGGAAACGGTAAAGGACGTGAAGCCGAAAGCGGTAAAGGGCGCGGCATCAGCGGCTAAAATTATGGCGGAAGTTGCGGACAACCTTCCGGGACAGGACGGTTTGCTGCAAAAGATATTTGGAGATAAGAGCCTTGCGGATTTTGGCTCTGAGCTTTTGTTGTTCGGACCGTCGATTGCCTTATTTGCGGAAACGGTAAAGGATGTGAAGCCGAAAGCGGTCAAAGGCGCAGCGGCAGCGGCGTCGATTATGAGCGAAATGGCTTCCGAATTGCCAGAAACAGGTGGATTAAAAGCGGTTATTTTTGGGGATTGCACCTTGTCTGATTTCGGGGCGGAGTTAGTGGCCTTTGCCCCTCAAATTAAAAAGTATGCGGATGAGGTTGCTGATGTGAAACCTGAAGCAGTAACGGCAACTGCGAATGCGGCGAAGGTATTAAGTGAACTGACGGATTCGCTGCCGAAAACAGGAGGCATAAGCGAGTTTTTTACCGGAAAAAAAAGCCTGTCAAATTTTGGAGAGAACTTAAAAGCGTTTGGCGAAGGTATGTCAGAGTATTCAAAAGCAGTAAAAGAAGTAGACTCTGGAAAAATCACGGCATCAGCGAATGCGGCGCAAACAATCGCGGAACTTGTAAAAATGTTACCGGAGACAGGGGGTATCAGTGAGTTCTTTACAGGAGAGCAAAGCCTATCGAATTTCAGTGGGAACCTAAAAGCGTTTGGCGAGGGCATGTCGCAGTATTCAAAAGCGGTGAAAGAAGTAGACTCTGGAAAAATCACGGCATCAGCGAATGCGGCGCAGTCAATCGCGGAACTCATTAATATGTTGCCAGAGACAGATAGTGTAAAAGGATTTTTTACTGGGGAAAAAAGCCTATCGAATTTCAGCGAAAACCTAAAAGCGTTTGGCAAGGGCATGTCGGAGTATTCGAAAGCGGTGAAAGAAGTAGACTCTGGAAAAATCACGGCATCAGCGAATGCGGCGCAAACAATCGCAGAACTTGTAGATATGTTACCGGAGACAGATAGTGTAAAAGGATTTTTTACTGGGGAAAAAAGCCTATCGAATTTTAGCGAAAACCTAAAAGCGTTTGGCGAAGGCATGTCGGAGTATTCAAAAGCGGTTGAAGATGTAAATTCTGGAAAAATCGTGATGTCAACGAATGCAGCGCAAACAATCGCAGAACTTGTGGTTAGTTCATCAAACATAGAAAAATTTAATCTTGCTGAATTTGGAAAGGATTTAGCAGCTTTCGGTCAGTCATTTGTAAAATATTATAAAGATACATCGGATATTGATCCGCAAAAATTAAGCGGCATTACATCGGAGATAAAGAAATTGGCAAAGATGGCGTCGTCAGGCATAACAAAAGGTTTTTCAGATGGAATGAAAACGAAGCAATCAGCAGTTTCAGATATATTTTCTTCTATATTAGAGAAAGCGTTGTCGGTTATTAAAAAGAAACGCAGTAATTTCGGCGTGGAAGGAAGCGCAGTTATAAATAAATTTGTTTCAGCAGTTAAAAAAGGTGGAAATGATGTAAAAACAGCGTTATCTGTTCCAATTAACCAGTCGTTGGCTTCTATACGCAACAAACGCCCGGCGTTCTATTCGGCAGCTTCTTTTCTGGTTGATGGGTTTGTAAAAGGAGTAAGCGATAATGCTTCTAAAGTGTCAAAACAAATACAGCTTATGGCGGAATCTGCTTTAACGTCGGCGCAGACAGCGTTAGGCATTCATTCCCCATCGAAAGTATTTACTGAAATCGGCGGCTATGTGGTGGACGGATTTTCGAATGGAATTGATCTAAATAAAGAAAAAGCGGCAAAATCAGCGGAAGCGCTTGCAGAAGTTGGCGTTCAAACGGCGAAATCTGTTCTTGAATCGCTAAAAGACAGCGACAGTATATTTGCGGAATATGTAGAAACTGTCGATGAAAACGGTGAAGCGGTGGAAGTTACGTTGGAACAGGCGGCGGAAGCATTTAAGTCGTTCCGTAATTCTGTAAAGGATTCCATTAAAGACGCTACGGGCATGTTTGACGAGTTTAAGACAGAGACGGATATTGCAGGAAAACAGCTTATAAAGAATTTAAAATCCCAGATTACCGGCATTACGGAATGGGCGGAAAATATGCAGCTTCTGGCGGCAAGAGGGGTGAATCAGGGGCTGCTTAAGGCGTTGTCGGATATGGGCCCGTCGGGAGCAAATTATGTAAACGCGCTTGTCACGATGTCGGGAAAAGAACTGAAAAAGATGAACAAGCTCTATAAGCAGCGTTTGAGTTTGAATGATAAAGCCGCCGACGAGATTGCTTCTAGTTTTGTGGAAGGCGGAAAAAAAGCTGCGAAGGCCTATGATAAAGGGCTTACGAAAGGGGAGATGGTTAAATCCGGTAAGAAATCTTTAAAAACGCTGGCAGAGGACAGCGTGAATGCTGTAAGCAATGCTAGAAGAAAAGTGAAAGAATCTTTTGGCGGCATGTTTGAGGATGCTGTCAAAGAGATGAAAAAAAGCCTTGATTATGGGAAAGGGGCGTTTCAGCAGTTTTGCAATATATTCTTATCGGGATCGAAAAACATTGTTGCGAGCGCAAATGCAGTGGAAGCTGCGTCAAAAGCAATTACGGCGTATGGCAAAAAACTGTATGAGGAGAGTGAGTATTATAAGGAAGACACGAAAAATCTAAAGGCGCATACAGATTCCTTAACGAAACTTCAAAATGAAAATTCGAAACTTCAGAAACAGTTGAAAAAAGCGAAAAAGTCGAATAAGAAGGATTCAAAAGAACGCGTACAGACTTTAAAAAAGGAGTTAGAAGCAAATAAAAAAGCGATTTCATCGGCAAAGGATCAGATTATATCGGATCAGAAGGAGATCGCGAAACATACAAAAGAAGTATATAATAATCTTCGTTCCGATTTATCTAATTCAGTTGCCGCGTTTTTAGATCCTTTGAAGGCAAGTTTGGATTCAGGGGTTGACTTGTTTAAGAAATTTGAATCGAACGCGACTTTATATGAAGAAGACAAAAAAAGACTGGCGGAACACCAAAAAACGCTGGCGGATTTGGAAAAACAACGCGCGGGGCTTCAAGAAGAATTAGCGAAGTATGCGGAAATGAATGATACAGATTCAAGGCTTCGATGGAAAGAGCTTTATGGAGAACTGGAAGAACTAGAGACGCAAATAGAGGATGCAAAAAACAACATTAAACAAGATGAAGACGACATGGCGTCCCATTCGCAACTTACGGTGAATAAGATTTTAGAAAATATGCAGTCGCAGGTAACGGGCGTAAAGCAGTGGAAGGGGAACATAAACAAACTTGCAGGAAAAGGTGTATCGGAAGGTCTGATTGCTTATTTAAAGAATATGGGCACAGACGGAGTGGATTATGTCGATCAGTTTATGAAGATGACAAGCGCTGAGATAAGTAAAGCGAATGCAATATTTAAGGAATCACAAAACTTATCGGCGCAGAGTCTGCTTGACGGTTTTAAAGATCAGATGAAAACGGCGAACGATTTTGCAAATGGCTTGAACCAGATGGCGAAAATGGGATTTGGGCAGGATCTGCTTGATAAATTAGGGGAAGCGGGCCCGGATAGTTACGATTATGTCAAAGCGTTTTTAACAATGACGCCTCAGCAGGTTGCCGAATTTAATCAGGAATATGCAAATTCTTTAAAACTTCCGAATACCGTAGCAGATAAGGTGATTTCTTCTTTTGCTTATGCGGGAAGCCAGAGCGCGGCGGGATTTACGTCGGCTCTTGCAAAGATGTCTGAAACCGGAAGTAAGGAAAACGCAGCTTTAGTTACGGCGACGAACAGAATTGGCGAATCAATAGGCGTAATGCTGAAATCGAACTCGAGAACGGCAGGTTCTGATATGGTAGGCGAACTGGCGCATACTTTAAAAGTCAAAAAGCCCACAGCGGAAAAGGAATCCCTTGATTTGGGAAAAGCAACGTTGAAATCTGTAAAAAAATCAATTTCGAAAAAAAAGGGAAAGAAATTAGCGAAAAATCTTGTAGACGGAATGTCGAATGGATTGACGGATCATTCATCGAGAGTTTCGAAAACGGCGGAAGAAGTGGCGTTGTCTGCTTACCGGGCGGCGAAAAAGGCTTTGGGGATTAAATCCCCTTCGAAAATGTTTGCAAAATTGGGAGCCTATACAGACGCGGGTTTTATCGAAGGGTTAGCGTCGGGCGAAAAGGATGTCTGTCAAACGGCATCTGATATTATGGGGCAAGCGATTAAAGAAGCGTCGGATTTGCTTCAGTCGGATATGGATACGGAACCTACAATCCGCCCGGTTATGGATTTGACGGAAATTCAAAATGGGGTTGGGAGTATTGGTGAATTGATGAATGATTGCGGCGTTTCCGCTTCCGCCAAATTAGCAGGGTTTGCCGCAGGCGGTATACAAAAGCCCGGCATGTCGATGGAGGATAAAAATGCAGGCGCAATTAGCCGGTTACAGGAAACGTTATCAAATCTTTTGGATAAGCCTGCGATAGAACAGCATAATACGTTTACAATTACAGGCAATGATCCAAGGGCTATTGCGGACGAAGTGTCTTGTATCCTTCAAAAACAAGTAGAAAGGAGAAGCGCAGTATGGGCGTAGTGATATTTAACGGTAAGCCCTCTTTGGATTATGGTATTCAGGTGGAGCATCCGCCTGAGTATCAGACTCCGGCAAAGGATTACGAAGTGATTCATATTCCCGGCAGAAATGGCGATCTGGTGATTGACAATGGTTCTTACCAGAATGTGAGCCGTCAGTACCAAATTGCATTTGGGAATCTGGATAAGGATTTTACAGGCATGGCGAACGCGGTTGCGGAATGGCTGCATTCTGCGTCAGGCTATGCGCGTCTGGAAGATTCTTATGAACCGGAATATTACCGCATGGCAATGTTTCAGGACGAAGCAGCGGTTGAAAATATATTACAACACGCAGGCAGGGCGGCAATCAGTTTTAATTGTAAGCCGCAAAGATTTTTGAAATCGGGCGAGGAATCGATCCAGATGTCAGTAAACGGCTCGGTTTTGCGTAATCCGACGGGATTTTCTTCTTTGCCGAAGATAACGGTTTTTGGTTCTGGAAAAAGCCGCCTTACGGTTGGAGACTGCGTTATTGAAATCGCAAACGTGAGTGGCAGCATTGTTTTAGACAGCGCGATACAGGACGCTTATAAAGGCGCAACAAACCGAAACTCAGATGTGACGGCAACAAGCGGATTTCCGGAATTAAAGCCGGGGGAAAATACAATTAGTTGGGGGAATGGCATTACATATGTGGAGGTGGTTCCAAGATGGTGGACAATATGATCCGGTTATTCGAATCGACGGCTCGGTCTTTTTCAACGAATGGGCTGGGAGCTTTATCGGAGGCAAGTAAGTGTGAGGTTGTGGAGGAGCGGAATGGGTCTTTTGAATTGGAATTGGAATACCATGTTTCAGGGAAACATTATAAGGATTTGGAATTAAGGCGGATTATTGTGGCAAAGCCGAATCCTTATGCCGACTCTCAGCCGTTTCGGATTTATGATATTTCAAAGCCGATAAATGGGCTTGTGACAATAAAGGCGGAGCATATCAGTTATGACATGTCGGGTTATCCGGTATCGTCTATAAAAGCGGATACGGCGAGGGAAGCTTTGAATCAAGTAAAAGAAAATTGCATTACGGAGTGTCCATTTGAATTTTCGACGGATTTGGCCGAATCGGGCAGCCTTGCCATTCAAAAGCCTGTTTCCATGCGGGCTTTGCTGGGCGGTTCGGGCGATTCCATACTGGATGTGTTTGGAGGGGAATACGAGTTTGATGGCTATAAAACAATTCTCCATGACAGCCGGGGGACAAACCGCGGCGTTACGATCCGATATGGGAAGAATATGACGGATTTGTCTCAGGAGGAAAATTGCAGCAATGTCTATACGGCGGTTTATCCGTATTTTTGGTTTGAAGGAGATGAGAATGACGAAGAAAGGCTCGTAGAATTGCCGGACGCGGAGAAGAAAATTGTCCCGACGCCCGGAACATATGATTTTACGCGTATTTATCCGTTAGATGTGTCGGGTGAATGGAAAAATCCTTCCGAATTTATACGCAAGTGGCCGTCAAATGATGAAATGAGGGAAATTGCCCAAAAGTATATTTCAGATAATGAACTTGGGACGCCAAAAGTTTCTTTGACGGTGAGTTTTGAACAATTAGCGCAGTCGAAGGAATATGAAACGATAGCCTTGTTGGAAGACGTGCGTTTATGCGATATAGTGAATGTGGAGTTTCCAAAACTGAAAGTGAGCGCAACTTCAAAATGTATAAAGACTGTTTATAATGTTTTAACGGGGAAGTATAGTTCGATTGAATTAGGGGACTCAAAATCCAACTTGGCGTCGTCGCTTGTTTCAAGAAATGAAATAGTGGAGGAGAAGATCAACAGCCGCCCAACGGTTTCTTTTATGAAAGAGGCGGTGGAACACGCAACGAAACTGATTAGCGGAGGTCTGGGCGGGTATGTTGTGATGCATAGCAGTGAAAGCAGTAAAAATGGGTATCCAGATGAAATTTTGATTATGGATACGCCTGATATTGCAACTGCAACAAAGGTATGGCGGTGGAATCAGGGCGGGCTTGGATATTCTTCGAAAGGGTATCACGGCCCATATCATACCGCCATTACCCAAGAGGGGGAGATTGTTGCGGATTTTGTGAAAACAGGGGATTTAACTGCGAATATTATTAGGGGCGGAACGCTTACAATCGGAGGGGTAGATAATACAGATGGGCGTATTGCGGTATTAGATTCGTCCAACAATGTATTAATCACTTTGAGTAAAAACGGCATAGATTTTTCAAAAAAAGGGACAGCGCCAGTAACAAAGATTACAAATGATACAATTAAAACGACAAACGTGACTGCGGAAAACCTAGTTGTTAAGGCGGCTAAGATTTCAGGAAAATTAACGGCGGAACAGATTAATACAAAAGGACTGATAGCGGAGAATATTAGCGGTGAACAGATAACGGGCAAAAAAATCAGCGGCGGTTCTATAACGGGAAGCCGTATATCGGCTGGAAGCATAGATGGCGCTGAAATAACGGGAAGTAAGATTACATCAGGATCTTTAGATGGTGTTGGAGTCACAAGCATTATGAGCGGAACGATATATTCGACTGATGGGTCTTCGACTACATCGATTTGGAATGGACGAATATCTACAAATAATATAACACTAAATGATAGAGACGATAATTCTGCATTTGTTGGTAAATCAGGAAACGGATTTAATTTTATAAGTTATTCTGGTCACTCAGTTTCCAAAAATGGTTATATACAAACAGAATCGCCATTGCAAATTAAGCATAAACATATTATTGATGGTTCGTCAATAAACGATATTGATATTGAAAATGGTGACGTTGGGTTATTAGTGTATAGCAAAACATATTCTGAAGGAGTTCATCCGGTTGTGGATAACTATCATAATTGCGGTCAAAGCGATCGCAGATGGAAAACTATTTTTGCCGGCACTTCTGAAATCAACACATCTGACAGAAATGTAAAACATGATATTCAATCTATATCAGCGATCTATGAACAATTATTTTTTCAGTTAAAACCAGTCAGTTATATGTTTAATACGGGGGATAGAACCCATCTGGGAATTATTGCTCAGGATTTGAAAAAGTCGATGGACATAATCGGCTTAACCAATACCGATCTTGCCGCTTTTTGTCAAGACGAAAAAAAGAAAACTATAACCGATGAAAAAACCGGAAAGGCGGTTAAAATTTCTGATTTAGACGAAGAAGGAAAGAAACAGTACTCTTATGGCATTCGTTACTCAGAATTTATTATGCTTAATACCCATATGATTCAGAAAGTTTACAGACAGATAGAGGAACAACAGAAAGAAATTAATAAATTGAATAAAAAACTGGAAGAAGTTCTTACCTATATAAAAGAGAGGAAGTGATATTTTTATGAGTGTACCTGATTATTCACCGCCTTGTTATAAAATTGTACATTATACTTATGCGGATTTCGTATCTAGGCAAATTGGAAGACCTGTACATATTGTTCAGTGTGATGACAATTTGCCGATTCTGGCAGTTAAGTTATATAGCGACGGACAGCCGTATACCATACCGTCTAATTCAGATGCAAATATCCGTATGGTAAAACCAGACGGGAAACATGTGTATAATCCGGCTTTAGGATGTGATTCTACCCGACATACGGTATATTTTGCCGTTACGCAGCAAATGGCAGTGTTTGCGGGAGAGAGCAGTCCTGTAGTAGAAATTTATACGAATGGTTCTATCGCATCGACTAGTTCTATAGGTATTGTGATAGACCGAAACCCTGTTTCGAATGACACGTTAGTATCTTCCGATGAGTATAAGACAGTCATGCAGTATGCGAAAGAAGCAGAATCTTATGCAAAAGGAAATACTGGAATACGCGACGGAGAAAATACAGATAATGCAAAGTATTATAGTGAAAGGTCTAAAGATTATTCGGACGCATGGAAGGGATCGTTATTGCCAAAGGGGGAAGTGGCATTCTCAAGGCTTCCGGTTAATGGAAATGTTGCAGGGCATATGTATACTATAACTGAATCATTTGTGACGGATACGAGATTCAGAAGCGGCGCAGGTTTTTCTTATCCTCCACGAACGAGAGTTTATTGGACATCTGCTAATAAATGGGAAGTATTAACTGGAACATGGAGAAAGGAACTTTCAAAATCGGAATACGATGCGCTTTCTAATGCTGAAAAAATGAATGGCATATACTATCATATTACAGATGATGATGATGAGATTCCGGATGCAAGCGCGACTGTAAAGGGTTTGGTGAAAGTAGATCCTGCTCTTTCTAGTTCATCTGTAAATCCTGTTCAAAATAAAATAGTTACGGGAGCTTTGGGAAATAAGGTGGATAAAGTTTCAGGTAAAGGATTATCCACGAATGATTATACAACAACTGAAAAAAATAAATTAAGCGGCATCGCCGCGAATGCTAATAATTATTCTCTGCCCTTGGCATCTTCAACTGTGCGTGGCGGAATGAAAACTGGATATTCTCAAAACGGTAAGAATTATCCTGTGCAACTCAGTAATGAAAAAATGTATGTAAATGTTCCTTGGGACGGAGTATGGTTTGGGGTATGTGGAAGCAAAAAAGCCGATGTAGCAAAGATAGTGGACGCATCAGGGTTCCAGTTAAACGAAGGAATTAGGATTACTGTATATTTTACTTGGGGAAACACGGCTGAAAACATTACTTTAAATGTAGGAGGAACTGGGGCAAAACCGGTTTTCTATAAAAGTAATCCGGCGCCTGCTAATTTTATTCAGACTGAATGCGGAATAGACATGGTATATTATGCTGGAGCGTGGAGAATCATAGGGGGATTCTCAGAAGCGTTTCCAGCAAGAGCGCTTACACAGTCGCAGTACAACGCGTTATCTTCTTCAGATAAGCTGAATGGGACAGTTTATTTTATTACAGATGGAACTTAAAAGACAGGAGGGATTATATTTATGGGAATTATTATGCTAAATGGCGTGAAGTATGGAGGCAGTGGAGGAAGCGGCGCAGGAGACGAATATGAGAGGAAGCCGATTGTTTTATATGACGGGGAGCTTTCATCTGGATCGATTAGTTTTGATTTATATTCTCATCTAAACTATTCTTATTATGGACCACGTAAATATATTACAACTTGTATATATGATCATGATTATTCCGGCTATGCCCAGTCACAATTTTTTAAAATTAGGATTGTTGGACATCGCGATTATAGTTTGTTTCATCAAGACTGCTATATTCCAGTTTTAACACAACAATACGTGGACTTTGTATGGTGTGGACAGCATGAGTGGGGGCGGGTATGCGATAGTATTGTTGGTTGTAATATAATTATTTATCCACGAGATTATAACAATGACAAATTAACTTCTTATGGATGTATTAATGTTTTATTAATGGCAGGCGACTGTTTTTCAAATTATCCAATTCTAAATATTCATATGGAAAATCCTAACAAGTTGAATCTAATGCGTGTTGAATTACTATAAATAATTTGGGAAAGAAGGTGAACAAATTGATTCAATTAATCATAGATTATGCAACTGATAAAATCGTTGGATACAACACAATCGTGCCCCAAAATCCTGACATAGACACTGTTTTGGCAGAAGACAGCGAATTGAGCAGGCTGGTAAATCTCAACCTATACGATAACCTATATTATATTGATGGAAAAATTACAGAAAAAACCGAACCAGATGCTCATTATATCCAATTAAAATCAATCAATGATGAATACGAAAAAGCCCATAAAAAAGTAGATGAGGAGCATAAAATTTTTATGGACAATATTTTGTCGGGAATGACAGTGGAAGAAGCATCTGAGATTTCCATACAGAACCGCAAACAGGCGGAAAATATAGAAAAAGAAAAAGCGGCATTTCATGATAAGGAAAAAGAACTGGCGGCGGCAAAGATATATTCTATGTTTAAAGAGGAAGAAAAAGACATTGCCTATAAGTATTTTCTTTCCATGGTCACTGTGATAAGAGATGAAAACGACTACATAGAAGAATGGATACGCTACCATATAGAAGAACTCGGATTTGAGCATTTCTACCTATACGACAACGAATCCTCCATACCCGCAAAACGATATTTGGAAGACACAGGATTTCAACATCTGGATAAAATCACATTCGTAGACTGGGAGACGTCCGAAAACACACAGCATGATATTCATGTGCATTTTTTAAAACATTTTAGCAAGGAAACCAAATGGTATTTTGCCGCTGATCCAGACGAATATGTTTTTATTAAGGATAAAACAAAAACACTAAGAGACTTTCTGGAAGAAAATGAACAATACGCAGCGATCGAATGTATCTGGCATCATTTCAATGCAAATGGTCAGGAAAAAAAGACCAGTGGAACAGATATGGAAAGGTTTACAACGGAGACCGACTGGCATTATGGCAAAGGGCATGGAAAGTTTTTCGCACATTCAAACAGAACAAAGGATTTTGCAAATTATCGTCCGTATATAAGATTAGATGCCGCAGTTTTATTCGGTGAAAAATCAAAAGCGGACGATTTTTTTCAGTTAAACCATTACTATACGCGTTCGTATGAAGAGTGGTTAAAGAAAATCAGCAGGGGGACCGTAGTCCCACATGCAAAACGGAAATATTCAGAATTTTTTGAATTAAACCCTGATATGAAATATTTAGACACTGGAACAGAGGTATTGCAAAAATATGGTTCGAATGAATCGCAAAATGAATAGCGGAAAAAGAGGAGGAAAACATGGACGAAACCATTTCTCGGGCAGAGCATGAAGCATTTAAAGAATTAATTGATGCAGAAAACCGCCGGCAGAACAAGCGTATTGATTTGGTAGAAGAAACCGTCAGACAAATAGGGGCGCTGACGACTTCTGTCGAAAAATTAGCTCTCAGTATGGAAAGCATGGTAAAAGAACAGGAGCAGCAAGGAAAACGTCTGGAAATACTGGAAAGCAGGGACGGTGAAAAATGGCGTCAGGTAACGGGATACATTATAACAACGGTACTTGGGATCGTCCTTGGGTTTATATTCAGGTATATAGGAATATAAGGAGGTTTTTATGAATTTGAACAATAAAACATACGATTTTTTAAAATGGCTGGCAATGTATGTATTCCCCGCAGTCGGGACATTATATTTTGCCCTTGCCGGAATCTGGGGGCTGCCTTACGGCGAACAGATCGTAGGGACAATTACAGCATTCGATACCTTTTTAGGGGTCATTCTTGGAATCAGCAAATCCAAGTATGATAAACAGACAGAATGATATTTTACATGCAAAGAGCGTCACGGTGGCGCTCTTTTTTTTGTGCAATTTTTTGAATAAGCAAAACCCGATTGGAATAAAATGGAATAAGCAGGAAAGCAGAGGCGGCATATGGAAAAAGATACAAAAAAGAGAAAAGTAAATGTAGTTTATGGAGATAAAAAATTAGTCGACTGCATGAAAAATGTAATATTAAAACGCAAAAAACAATAGAAAACCAGCCTCGTATCATGTATACTATAAGAAGCGCGCATGATACGGGGATATAATAAATACGATTGGAGCGAAATCACATGATAAAAAATCGTGCTGTATTATATCTTAGACTAAGCAAAGAAGACGCGGATAAATTAAGCAAAGGAGACGACAGCGCAAGCATTCGGAACCAGCGGCTTTTACTAACAGATTACGCATTAGCCCATAAGTTTAAAATTATAAACGTTTATTCCGACGACGACGAAAGCGGTTTGTATGACGACCGCCCGGAGTTCGAAAAAATGATGCTCGACGCAAAGCTTGGGGAATTTGACATTATTATAGCAAAAACCCAGTCCAGATTTTCCAGAAATATGGAGCATATCGAAAAATACTTACATCACGACCTGCCAAACCTTGGCGTTCGTTTTATCGGCGTAGTGGACGGCGTTGACACAGACAACGAAGACAACAAGAAAAGCCGCCAGATAAACGGGCTTGTCAATGAATGGTACTGCGAGGATTTATCCAAAAATATCCGCAGTTCTTTTCGGGCGAAGATGAAAAACGGGGAATTTCTGGGTTCTTCCTGTCCGTATGGATACAGAAAAGACCCCAAAAACCATAACCATCTTGTTGTAGACGAGTATGCCGCAAAAGTGGTGCAAAGGATTTTCCAATTATATTTGTCGGGATATGGAAAAGCGAAAATAGGCTCGATCCTGTCTTCCGACGGCATATTAATCCCAACGTTATACAAACGGGAAATATTAGGGGAAAACTACCACAACGCAAAGGCGTTAGACACGACGAAAACATGGTCGTACCAGACGATACATACGATATTAAATAATGAAACGTATACAGGGCAGTTAATCCAAAATAAAATGAATACGCTGTCTTACAAAGACAAAAAGAAAAAACGCCTTCCAAAAGAAGAATGGATTGTCGTAAAAGACGCCCACGCGCCCATCATCGAACAGGAAACATTTGAACTGGCGCAGAAACTCCAAAAAACAAGGACGAGAAGCGTTGGATCTATGAAAGAAAACGGCATATTTTCAGGCCTGCTTTATTGCGCCGACTGTAAACACTCTATGCTGCGTAAATATGCAAGGCGCCAAAACGGCGGTTTTATCGGTTATATTTGCAAAACTTATAAAACACAGGGGAAAAAGTTCTGCGCCAGCCACAGCATTGACATCGACATTTTAGAAGAAACGGTATTGCATTCGATTCAATGCGAAGCCCAAAAAATCTTAAGCCCGACAGACATTGACGAACTTGGGAAGCTGAACGTATGCCGGGAAAAGCAGACTTATTATGAGATGCAGGCGGAAAATATGCAAAAACGCCTAAATAAGTTAGAGAAATTCAAACGGAAAACATACGACAACTATATGGAAGATTTGATTTCAAGAGAAGAATATGTCAAGTATACGTCAGAGTACGAATCTGAAATAAAAGAACTGCAAGCCAAACAGGAAAAAATCCAGAATAAATCTGACATACAGCAGGAGCTAAACGCCCAGTACGACGAATGGACAGAGGCGTTTCGGAATTATATCCATATAGAAAAGCTGACAAGGGAAGTCGTGTTGGAACTGATCGACAAAATCGAAATTGAAGCCGATAATTCCATTACCATTTACTACAAATTCCACAATCCCTATGCGGATTAGCGTCTACTATATCGAAATGCCACACATGAGGCATATAGAAATAGTAGACAGATAAAATCCCCGTATCGTGCACGCTAATGCAATTCGTTCATTGAGCGGATAAGTATCGAATGATAAAATCCCCGTATCGTGCATGTTAATGCAATTCGTTCATTGAGCGGATAAGTATCGAATGATAAAATAGACATAATTATCACAGGAAAAACAAGTTGTCTTATTTTTTCTTAATTATGGTGGGGGTATATGGGGGTCGTCTGTTCAAAATGTGGTGGGGAATTGAAATTGTATGATTATGTCAAAAGAATATTACGGACAAAAGGACGGGAAACAAGCCAGATCACAATACGGAGGATGCGGTGTCATTGTTGTAATACAATACATAGGGAATTGCCGGATTTTGTCCTTCCATATAAACAATATGAAGCGGAGGTTATCCATGGGGTTATAGAAGGGATAATCACGCCAGAGACGGCAGGATATGAAGACTATCCTTGTGAAGGGACTATGCAAAGGTGGAAGAAAAGTATGGATCAGTAACGCGTGAAATACAACTCCTGTTATGGAAGGAGGTGAAAATTATGAAAGAGTTTAGGGCTAAAAACCCGAAGCAGTTAGATTTATGCTTAAAATTGCTATATGCTGAACATATGGGATTTTCTGTTAGTGTAAGTGAAAACATAAAGAAGAAAATTGAGTATGTAATTATAGTAGATGCTGACGAGCAGAAAATATGCGAGCTTCAGGAAAAGTACCGGATACTTATTTCATAAGAATACTTATCTGTAATGCTTAAAGGGGTGAAACATACCCTTTAAGTTTTTGGATTGATATGATAAAGTAAATAAGAGAAAGGGGAAATGGCGTAAATGATTAAATTTGACGTGTATGAATTGCCGGATAATCCAGATGAGGAGTTTAAGCATCATGTGGAGTATCGTGAATATCCGGAGGAAGGAAAACGGCATTGCAATTTATGCGTAGTTTGTGGATTTTCTACATATCCAAAATGTAGAGAATGGTGTCCGAATGGAGGATATGGAAGTTTTGAGGGCTGAGATGAAAATCACAGCTCTTTTTTTGCGTCGATTTTCACTGACTTTGTTTTTACAGATCTTAATTTCTAATCTAGAATAGAATCGGTGGCCGCCCAATTATGTGATATTTGCGAAAGGAGAAAACATGAGTGTAAAAGTACGTTCAGAATTGTCGAAAAAGAACAAATATTGGATCGAACGGCATCGGTATTACGAATTGAAACATTTTTGTTTGCAGTATCCAATTTGGAAGAAAGCTTATGCCGCATTGGACGGGTTTAGTAAACGGCCTGATGATATGGAAGGTTTTTCTGTTACTAACGTTTGTAACGATCCGACGGCAAAATGCGCGATAGCGAAAGCTTTTTATTCGGAGAGAATGGATATGGTAGAACGGGCTGCCATGGATACAGACGAGGAATTGTCAGATTATATTTTAGAGGGAGTCACAAATGGCGTTTCTTATGAGCATTTGAAAGCTAGATTAGAAATTCCATGTGGCAAAGATACTTATTATGACCGGTACAGACGGTTTTTCTGGATTTTGAATAAGGAAAGGCAGTGATGGAATGTCTGTATGCGAGTAAATAAATAGAAAATAATTTTGATTTTTCGGCATATCCTTGACATATGCGTATCATATGCGTATATTAATGGTATGAGGAGGAAATAAGATGAAAACGAAAGACCTTGTTAAACTTCTTGAAAGAAATGGGTGGAAGTTTAAGCGTCATGGAGGGAATCATGATGTTTATGAAAAAGACGGAAAGAGAGAGATTATTGTAAGGCATAGAGAAACAGATGAAGATTTAGCAAAAGCAATTATCAAGCGGAACGGGCTGAAATAAGCTTTGCGCCTATGGGATATAATAAATAAAATCAGATTAGGAGGTTAGCGATTTGAAAAAAGCATATCCAGTTGTTTTGTCAAAGGGAGAAAAATATACTGTAGTATATATTCCGGATTTTGAAATTAATACACAAGGGAAAGATACTGTGGATGCAATGAAAATGGCAAGGGATGCGATCGGCATTATTGGCATTGATATGGAAGACGAAGGGGAATCTTTGCCAGAGCCTACCGCAGTATCTGATGTAAAAAAAGATTCAGCGTATGATATCGTGACTCTTGTAGATGTTGATTTTGAGGAGTACCGCAGAAAGAATGATCTAAAAGCGGTGAAAAAAAATTGTACAATACCATCGTGGCTTAATTTTGAAGCTGAAAAGGCTGGTGTGAATTTTTCGGCTATTCTTACAGCAGCGCTGAAAAAAGAGTTGAATATTTAGGGGCAGTAAGTAAGAAATGGTATGATGGCATACGGAGAGCTTGGAAACAGGCTCTCTTTTTTATAACATCAGTACGCAGTCAACGGGTATTTATGATATTTTAGTAAAAGCAAAAAGTTTGAAAGGAGAATCATTTCTTATGATAATTGGTTTGTTCGTTGGGATTATAATCGGGATATGCGCGGCATATCCGATGTCAAAAATTGGCTCGCTGGGAAATTTGATTATATCGGATCATTCGGGAGAGGATTCGTATTTGTTTTTGGAAATCAACCGGGAGGATATGAAGAATTTGAAACAGAATGATATTGTAAAATTCAAAGTTCAGGATAACAGAGCTGTTTCGCGTCATTAACATTTCCTGTTATGGAAACAAAATTCATTATTGAAAGGAGAAAAAACGATGGAAGATGAAATCAGGAAAGTGTTGACGGAGGAGATTTTAAGTGAATTTGAGAGTTTAAAGAATTTGGAATCCGGAAGCAAAGAGAAACAAATGGCGGTTGAAGATATTGCTAAACTCTATAAACTGGAATTAGAGGAAAGAAAGTCTGACGCAGATTGGAACGAAACGTGTAATCGCAGATTGATGGAAAGCAAACGTGAAGAGCGTGAACTGGACAGACAGGAGAGTGAGGATCAGTTTAAAAAAGACCAATTAGCGGAACAGGCGAAAGACCGATATATAAGGCTTGGATTAGAGGCGGCGGGAATTATATTGCCATTAGCATTCTATGCGGTCTGGATGAAAAAAGGATTTAAGTTTGAAGAAACCGGAATCTATACGTCTACGACATTCAGGGGATTATTCAATCGGTTTAAACCGACAAAGAAATGAATTTAATGAAACAGACGATTAGTCCGTGTTGTATACATGGGCTTTTCGTTTTTTTCGCGGAAAAAACAAGGGCTATTATGAAAAATATAAAAACGAAAGGAGTAACAATTATGAATGAAATGTATTTTTCCGTTCCTCAAGGAACACATGAATTAACATTTGGCATTTTAGATGACGAAGGAGGAGAACTTTGGAATTTTTATTTGATATTTATTGAATCAACTATGATGAGATCACGTCAGATCATTGTGTATGCTGACTATAGTGAAGATGGCATTTCAACAGATATGCAAACACTGAGCAGTAATTGGCATGAGGGTTTAGATAATGAATTTGAGTTTGAATTTCAGATATCAAAAATGAAAAAAGTAACAATCTATATGTGTTTGACAGATATAAAATATAATATTCATGTAACTTATTAAGGGAGCGGAGGAGTTGTGATATAATTTTACAACTCCTTTCTTTTTTTCACATATAATGGTATAATATTTTAAGATTTAAAAAGAGGAGGAAAAATATGATACGCTTCACAAAAGAAAATATCGATAAGATTCTTATTGCAAATGAAGGGTTCAGGGATCGGACGTATTACAAAAGTAAGAATAAGGAGGAAGAGAATCTGTATACGATTATTGGAGGGGTCTTACAGAAACGATCTATTGGCAAAACATCTTTTAGTGATAGCCGTTATGATAAAACAACAGTTTGTGATTTAGAACAAACCCGCAGATTTATTAAGAATAATGTAGAAAAATTAAATCTAAATATTCATTAAATATATTATAAAAGCTTGTGTGGAATACACGAGCTTTTCGTTTTTTTTTCGCGAAAAAAACAAGGGATATTATGAAAAATATATTATGGAGGTGTTTTTGATGAATTTATCTAAGTATTATGCAAGGAACGCAGAAGAAAAAGCGTTTGATGATGAAATGAGAAGTAAAGTTTACGAAAATGGAACGAAAGCTGAAATGATACTTTATATTCAGAATCAGACAATTCTAAATATGCTTAGGCATATAGAAGATGAATTACAAGAATTAAAAAAGAAACAATAATATTTACTAGAAAAGAGAGTCCTAAAACAAGGACTCTTTTATTTTATGATTAATCGTCAAATGCCGAACAGCCATCGCGGCAAAGTGGATACGGTCCGCCACATCGTTTCTTTTGAAAATATAGTAGCATATCAGTACGGAATTTACCAGTTATTTTCTTTACTTATTTAGATAAGGAGAGATCATGCGTTATCATTATAAAAAACCTAAAAATTTTGTTCCGATGTATGGAGAGCGTCATATTTGCAGCCATCCGGTTTATAATACTTGTACATTATTTAAGATTAGAGACAAAGGAATAGCAGTGATTCAACAAAGATTTGACAGGAAAACAAAAAGCACATGGTGGGGTGAGGTTGATCCTTGGCTGTGCAATGATTTATATTTGCATCCGAATTTTAAGAAATATTTTGATGAACGCGCGCATGAGCGCATAGAGGGGCTTTATCCTACAGTGACAGTCCGGCAAATGATGTGGGCATTGAAAATGAAACCGATGCCAAAAGAGAGATGGGAAACGGTGTTTGACAGAAAAGAGATTTAGCGAAATTTACAAGTCCTTTAATGAAACATAGACGATTATGAAAGGAGAAAAGGAGTATGGACGAAATGAAAATTAATTCAGCGTTTACGAAGAACTTGATCGCGAAATTTGTGAAGAGTGTGTTAAAAAAGAAACTGGGTTGTGAAATAGATATTCAGTTGAATGGATTAACGGCTGCGATTACAGATGGAACAGCGCATGTTCATTTAGATGTAGATGCAGAATTAAGTAAAGGGGAACTCTTAAAGATTTTAAAGAAAGTTGGTTGATATGGGAAAAGAGATCATGAAAACATGGTCTCTTTCTTTTTGCGCGAAAAAACAGTTCTTATTATGAGAAACAGTTAGTTTAGTTGAAGTCGAGACAAAGGCTTCTATTTTTTTGCTGAAAGGAGAATTAGGATGGGAAAGAACAGAGAAATGGTTGGCAGTACAGAATTTGAAAAGAGTTTTTTGGACATATTTCACCGGCTTTGCTATCGGCATCACACATGGCAGGTATGGAGGGATTTCGTGATGATGTCTGCCTGTGCGATTGCAAATGCGGTGGATCATAGATCGGATGTCCAAAAGTTAAGGGAGGATTCCTATCTGGAGACGGTGAAAAGATATTCGAAAGAAGAAATAGAGCAGCTTTGTGAATTACTTGCCGTTACGGTATCGGCTTTGGACGAAAATCCGGCGCAGGATTTTCTTGGAAGCCTTTATATGAAACTTAATTTTGGAAATGAGAATAAAGGACAATTTTTTACGCCATGGCATATAGCTGAATTGATGGCGAAGATTCAGATGGACGATGCCATTGCAGGAAAAATTGACTCGGAAGGTTATATTTCTGTTAATGACTCTTGTTGTGGGGCGGGGTGTATGCTGATGGCATTTGCGGACGTTTGTAAAAATAGTTTAAAAGTGAATTATCAGCAATCTGTCTTTTTTGTGGGACAAGATATTGATCCTTTAGCGGCAATGATGAGTTATATCCAAATAAGCCTTCTGGGGTGTCCGGGATATATAGTTGTAGGTAATTCACTTACTGATTCGATTGGCGGAACCGTGCTGGAGCCGCTCTCACATAAACCGGAAGATATTTGGTTTACGCCATTGTATTTTTCAGATATTTGGGCAATACGCCGTTTTTGTTCCTGTGGGAATTTTATGGGAAATGGGGAGTCAGAGGCGCTTCAAACGCCAAAAGAGGAAAAAGTGATTTTACCAGAACACATAGAGCAAAAGAAAGTTGTAGTGAAAAAGCATAGCAGTAAGAAAAAAGCATTTTCTTGGAAAGATTTTTTTACTGTGAAAGGAAAGGGCAAAAAATGAAAAAATCTATAATTTTATGTTGTTTTGCAACGTTTGGGGTTGTAGGAACAGCGGTAATGACAGCGAAGGCGGTGCTCAAAGCAGAAAAGATATTAAAAAAACCCGAAAATGAAGGTTTATGTAAAAAGGAATTGTTTTTAAAGGCTGCCCCTGTTTATATTCCGGCAATTATGCTTGGGCTTGGGACAATTTGCTGTATATTTGGGGTACATACGCTGAACAAAAAACGGCAGGCAAGTCTTATAGGAGCTTATTCTTTGATAAACAATTCTTATCAGGAATATAGAAGAAAATTGACTGAATTGTATGGAAAAGATGTGGATATTGAAATTAGGAATGCCATGGCAAGGGAACATTGTAATTTTCATCAGATAGGATTTGATAAGCCAGATGAAAAAGCCCTATTCTATGATGAAATTTCAGGAGAGTCGGTCTTTTGTTATGAAAGGGAGATTATGGATGCGGAATATCATCTGAACCGGAATTTTGCGCTCAGAGGGTATGCGTTTTTGAATGAATTTTATGAGTTTTTGGGTTTGCCGCCAACTGAATATGGAGGGATTGCAGGCTGGTCTGTTATTTCTGGAATGGGCTGGATTGATTTTGAGCACAGAATGATTGATAACGACGACGGAGGCGCAGCCTGCTATTCGATTGACATGATATTTTATCCGGAAGTATTGGAGGAGTGGGAATACTGACATTTACGCGAAAGAAACAAGTTCTTTTATGGAAAGGAGGAATGCTTTATGAAAAGATCATTGCTTAGGCTTGCCGGTATTACGGCATCTGTAATCGGAATAGCGGCAACGCTTATTTCGGATTGGGTAGATGAAAAAAAGATGGAAGAAAAAGTAGAGAGAAAAGTAAATGAAGCATTTGATAAAAGAGAAAAAGAGTCTTAAACATAGGCTCTTTTCTTTTTTGTGCATATGGGAGGCGTGGTATGGATAAAAGTTATATTTTGTCAGTGATTCGCGATTTCGCAGAGGAACGTCTAAGAGTAGAAAGCTCGAATTGGTATTGGGCGCACGACTATATTCAGTTGAAGTCTTATCAGAAGTGGGCGGTAAAAGAGATTATGAAATGTATTGTAGAATCAGAAGGCATATCGCCGATTCTGGCAGTGGAAGATTTTGTGCATAAGATGAATTGCTTTTCGCGTAAAAAAGGAAAGACTGCAATGATATTTTCCATTGCGCGGGATACGGGGGAAGATATTTTAGATGTGTTGATTGCGATGAAATAGTATGGAGGTGAAAGAGAAGGTTGTTTGACTTTCGGCAAAAAATTTCAGATTTAGATTTTAATAAAATAAACCGTGGGCGTGAGTGGGTAAAGAATCATTTTTCTGCAATAATGAATAGGGAATTGTTTTCAAGAGAGATTTACCATCATGGCGTAAAAGGGCAAAAGTGGGGCGTGAGGAATGGACCTCCTTATCCGCTTGACAGAAGCGGCGGAAAAGGGATTGCAAAATCTGGTAAAGGTGATAGAATTAAATCAAACTTGCAATATTTTGCGAAAATTTCGATAGAGAAATTGACTAAGTATGCTCTTGATTTTGACAGGCAACCTGATAAAGCGAGTGCATTCAAAAAAGCTCTAGGGTATACAAAAAAGAATGCTCAAGAATTGATTGATAATGTTAATGCTCATTTTGATAAGGATAAATTAGTAGAAAAAACTGATGATGGATATGGTATGCGTTATGAACATGTTATGAGATTAAAAGGTCCAAATGGAAAAGAAGCAAATGTATTGACAGGCTGGATTGAAGAAGAAGGAGATTATAGATTGACAAGTATTTATGTAACAAAAAAGAAGGTGAGAGAATGAATATTAATCAGTATGATAAGATCCTTTTAAAAGACGGGCGAACGGCTTCAGTTGTGGAAATTTTTGGAGATGGTGAAGTATATTTAGTGGATGTTGATTTACCCGGACCTGATTGGGAAACCATAGCAGTTAAGGAGTGCGACATTAAAAAGGTTATGTAATGATATTCATCTATTAGAAGAATTAGCGCCTGAATAGGCAATCGAAACAAATGATATTTTATACAGCAAAGCTCGGTCTATCCGAAACGGTAGACGCGGGCTATTTTTATGTTTATTTTTGAAAGGAGAACATATGAACAAATTAAATGTTATAAAAGTTATCAAAGGCCTGCGGTTCGGTTTACAGAAACACAGCCCGGAAATTTTGACAGGCATTGGCATCGCCGGTATGGTAACGACCGCTGTTTTGGCGGTACGCGCAACTCCAAAGGCTTTGCTGCTGCTTGAACAGGAGAAACAGCGAAAAAATGACGAATTGAAAGCCGCTGCAAATGAAACAGACAGCGGAGAATGCGAAGAAATCGAAAAATTGAAACCTGTGGAAGCAATACGCGTTGCATGGACTTGTTATATTCCATCTGCCGTAACGGGTGTATTGTCCATTGCCTGCTTGATAGGCGCAAGTTCTGTAAATGCAAGGCGAACGGCGGCTTTGGCGACTGCATATTCACTTTCGGAATCCGCTTTGAAGGAGTATCAGGAGAAAGTCATTGAGACAATCGGGGAGAAAAAAGAACAGGGCATACGGGATTCGGTTGCGAAGGACAAACTAAAACGCGATCCGGTTGTCAACAAAGAAGTGATTATTACAGGTAAAGGGGAAACGCTTTGTTACGATTCAATTACATCAAGATATTTTAAATGCGACATTGAAAAATTGCGTAAAGTGGAAAACATGATGAATAAAAGGCTTCTCAGCGAAATGTATATTTCCCTAAACGAGTTCTATTATGAAATAGGCTTGAACCAGACGGATATAGGGGACGATCTTGGCTGGAATATTGAAGATGGGCTGGTTGATTTAGAGTTTAGCTCCCAATTAGCAGAAGATGATACACCATGCCTAGTGATCGGTTATCGGGTATCTCCAAGATATTCGTTCCGTTCTTTACTATGATTACGCGAAAAAAACATAGCCTTTAATGGAAAGAATCCACATAAAAACAAACAATTTAAGGAGGAAGAAATATGGAAACAAACAAATTGAACGAAGAACTTATTGAAACTGGGGCAGAGGAAATTACAGAAGCGGCTTCAAATGGAAACTTTAAGATGGCGGCTGGTTTGGGTATCGGCATTCTTGCGGGCGTTGCGCTCTGTAAGATTGCGAAACCTGTAATCACTAAAATCAGGAACAGGAAGAAGCAGAAAGACGATGTGGTTGATTCTGAAATAGTGGAAGAAACGGAAGCGGAAAGAGAAACGAAAGAATCCAAATAATGTTTGGTGGAAGAAAGGAGAGGCGTCTGTAATAAGATGCTTTCTCTTTTCTTTTTTATATTGCGTTTGAAAGGAGACAAAACCGTGGAAGAATACAAATCTAATTCACATAAATCGAAAGAGAATAAGAAGGTAGAAAAAATTGTAAGCGGCTCTGTAAAATCCAGAAAGAAAAGTGAAATCCAGAAGTTTGCGAATGTGTTTATTCAGGAAGACGCCCAGAAAGTAAAATCTTATATTTTAATGGACGTGCTTGTGCCAGCATTGAAAAAAGCAATATCGGACGTTGTGACAAATGGAATTGATATGGTTTTATACGGTGAAAACGGCCGTATGAAAAAAGATGGGGCGGCTTCGAAGGTTTCTTACCGCAGTTATTATGAGAAACGGGACAGCCGCAGGGAAGGCAGTTTAAACCGGACGAAATCAGGATACGATTATGACGACATTATTCTGGATAACCGCGGGGAAGCGGAGGAAGTGTTGTTCCGTATGGACGAGTTGATCGACACTTATGGGATTGTAAGCGTTGCGGATTTCTATGATTTAGTAGGAGTTACCGGAAATTATACGGATAATAAGTATGGCTGGACAGATGTCAGGACTGCTTCGGTGGTTCGGGTTCGCGATGGTTATATGATAAAACTGCCGCGGGCTTTGCCGTTAAATTAACCTAGATTAAAATTATATGGAAAAGGAGATTAAAGGAGAATGAAAAATAGCGAATTAATGAACAAAATGAGCAGAGGGTTACATAAGATGGCTTTTGGGCTGAAAAAACGCAGCCCGGAAATATTGGTGGCTATCGGCATTGCCGGAGCAGTGGCGAGCGCGGTCATGGCTTGTAAGGCGACGACGAAAATTGATGATATTTTAGAGGAAACAAAAGACAAACTGGATAAGATACAGGAATGCGCGGACAATTCTGACATGGAAGATGAATATAGTGCTGACGATGCAAAGAAAGATACAGCGATTGTGTATGCGCATACAGGCGTAAAACTGGCAAAGCTTTATGGACCGGCAATTAGCGTTGGGATATTGTCTATCAGCAGCATTCTGGCTTCAAATGTGATATTGCGGAAAGAAGGGAAGGCTCTGGCGGCGGCTTATGCAGTGTTAGGGCAGGGATTTAAAGAGTACCGGAGCCGGGTAATGGAACGGTTTGGCTCTGAGGTGGACCGCCAGCTTAAGTATAATATAAAAGTAACTGAAGTAGAGGAAATTGTGACCGACGAAAAAGGCAAAGAAAAGAAGGTAAAAAAGACGATTGAAACGGCAGACCCAAACGTCAGCGGATATTTACGGTATCTGACAAGGAGCAATCCAAACTGGGAGGAAAATTCTGATTTCGTGGAAATGTTCTTACAGGCGCAGCAAAATTACGCAAATGACAAACTCCGGGCAATCGGGCATCTTACTTTAAATGACGTTTATGACATGCTTGGAATGCCGGATACAAAAGCGGGCATGGTGGTCGGCTGGATTTACGACTTGGATTGCCCGAATGGAGATAATTATGTGGAGTTTGATGTGAAGAAAGCGTATATTCCAAATGAACGAGGCGAATATGAAGAAGCTTATGCGATTGATTTTAATGTAGATGGGAATATCTATAATAAAATGGCATGAATGCAAGGGTTTTCTGCGATAGGAACTGGGTGTGTGGAACGAGATCTATTTGATTTTCCGGGATTATTTTATAGAAACATTTAGTGGAATGTGGTTGATACAGGGGATAAAATAAGATATAATGAAGTAAGGAATATGTAGAAAGAGAGGTCGTTTGTATGGAACTCGCAAAAGTCACTTCAAAAGGGCAGGTTACTATACCGATGAATATTAGAGAAAAGCTAGGCATTAAAGAGGGAAGTAAAATTTTATTTTTAGAGGAAGCCGGCAGGATATATTTGGCAAATTCTTCAATGGAAGCCTTGAAGGAAGCGCAGACAGCATTCAAAGGGGAAGCAGAACGGCTGGGTTTAGTAACAGAAGAAGATATTGTAGATATGGTGAAAGAACTGAGGAAAGAAAGAATGGTGAAGTGATTGAGAATAATGATTGATACAAATATTCTGATTTCATTATTAGTATTTTCAAGTAAGAAAATGAATCAGATGATGGAACATATTTTTAAGCGACATCAACTGGTTCTTTCTTCCTATATTGTAGAAGAATTAAAAGATGTTGTAAAAAGAAAATTTCCAGATAAAATTAGAATTGTAGATACGTTGCTTACAAAGATGGAATATGAATATATTTATACACCTGATATTTTAGATGAAACATTATTTGAGATTAGAGATTTGAAAGATTATCCTATTCTTTATACAGCAATACTAGACAATGTTGATGTTTTGGTGACAGGTGATGGTGATTTTAACGACGTAAAGGTTGAAAAACCAGAAATTTTGAAACCTTCAGAATTTTTGGAAAAATATTGTTGATATATATGAAAATAACAAATGAAACAGAATCCGATATTTGTCTGATGAAGACAGATTTCGGATTATTTTTTTGGAAAGGAGTTAGCTTATGAACAATGGATTAGCAGTTGTATCTTATACATTATCCGCATTATCAGGAATATGCTTTGTAGCGGGCATTGCCGTTTTACTGGGTGGAAGGGGCGCATAAGATGGAAAATTTTGAAGCGATTATATCCATGTTGGATTTTACGTTAAATTCCAAACGGAAACGGCATATTGCCGGAGGGATTTTGTTAAGCGTCTCTATGCTTTTTGGAGGTTTGGCGCTTACCGCTATGACTTTACGGACGGAGGAGGATAAACAATGAGTAAAGGATTTTGTTTCGCGGCGTTTCTGTCAGGAGTGATTGCAGGGGCTGCCGCAGGCTGGCAGTATGCCAAAAGAAAGTACGAACGGATTGCGCAGGAGGAGATTGATTCTGTAAAAAAAGCATTTTCAAAGAGGGAGCAAAAACCAGAAACAGAGACAAAGGGGCAGGAGTATGGAGAATTGTTGAAAAATACAGGATATTCGAACTATTCCAGCGAAAAAGGGAAAGGAGAAAATGAAGTGGAATTTAAGAAGCCATACGTTATTTCTCCAGAGGAATTTGGAGAGATGAACGACTATGAAAAAACCAGCCTGACCTATTATGCGAACGGCGTTCTGACTGATGAAAGCGATGAAATCATATACAATATTGAGGAAACGGTAGGGGACGCTTTGGAACATTTTGGCGAATATGAGGACGATTCGGTATTTGTCAGAAATGAGGAAAACATGTGTGATTATGAAATTCTTCTGGATCAGAGGAATTTTTCTGAACTCACCGGGGCAGAGCCTTTTCATATGGAGGGGGCATGGGCAGATTGATAGAGGAATATTTTGACTGGCTGTGCCGTTTTATCTGTGATAAAAGATATTTGGGGAGGAAATCTTACCGAAAACTATTCCGTCTGCTATTTGACACAGAGTTTTTTTATAAAATAGATATGGACGAGAACCGTCTGCAAGACGGCTTAGAATTAAGAGAGCGGTTTGCGAATGAGAATGGCAGGCATTCTTCGATGAAAAAGCCTTGCAGCGTATTCGAAATGATGACAGCCCTTGCGATACGCTGTGAGGAACATATTATGGATAACCCGGATATTGGGGATCGCACAGGAAAATGGTTTTTTGATATGCTGAAAAATTTAGGGTTAGATGGAATGACAGACGAACATTTCGATTCCCAGTATGCCAAAGGCGTTTTAAACCGTTTTTTAAATCGGAAGTATAAACGGAACGGGGAAGGCAGTTTGTTTCCCGCCCGCCATGGAAGGGTGGACATGCGTTCCGTGGAAATTTGGTATCAGGCGATGTGGTATTTGGATCAGGCGTTGAAGGAGTGAATGATATTTGTGGATAAGAAAAGGAAAAAGGAGAATGGTTATGGAGATTGATTTATTAAGAAAGATGGCAAATGTCTGGGAAGTTTTGGAACGGCATACGGACACGAATCATCTGTTAGCTTCTTTTTGCAGAAGACAAAAGAACATCAATGGGCAAATTGCCTTGTGTCTGGCGGCCGGAGCGGTATTTGGAATCATTACGGATATCCGCTTTGAGGAGCTGCAAAGAAAAATCGAAGAACTGTATATGGAGATAGAACGGCTGAAATACGAGAAGGGAGATTAAAGATGGAATGGTTGACTTTCTGATGATTTCAACGCGCAGTACAAAGCGCGGCGTAATAGAAATCTATCCAAAGTTTATTATTAAAAAAAGTTCTGATTTGATGATCCGGGGCGGAGACTTTTACGCGGTCTGGTTAGAAGAAAAAGGCTTTTGGTCTACCGATGAACAGGATGCCCTGCAACTGATTGATTATGAACTGGACCGTTATGCAGATGAAAACAGGCAGAATTTTAGTTCCGATTTAAAAGTTTTGCATATGTGGGATTCGGAATCCGGCATGATTGATTCTTGGCATAAGTATTGTCAAAAGCAGATGAGGGATTCGTTTCATATGTTGGACGAAAATTTGATATTTTCTAATATGACTGCCAGTAAAAAGGATTATGCCAGTAAAAAGCTGAATTATCCGCTGGAAGCCGGCGATTTTACTGCCTATGATAAATTGATGTCGGTATTATATTCGAAAGAGGAGCGGCAAAAGATTGAATGGGCAATAGGTTCGATTGTGTCTGGGGAATCGAAAAAAATTCAAAAATTTATGGTTTTATATGGCGCGGCAGGAACAGGTAAGTCAACAGCGCTAAATATTATTCAACAGCTTTTTGAGGGATATTATTCTGTATTTAGTGCAAAGAGCCTTGGTTCTTCGAACAATTCATTTGCTCTGGAAGCTTTTAAGAGTAATCCGTTGGTTGCAATTGAACATGATGGCGATTTGTCGAAAATCGAGGATAATACAAGGCTTAACAGTTTGGTGTCCCATGAGCTGATGACGGTAAATGAGAAATTTAAGTCAGCGTATGCGAACCGCTTTAAGAGTTTTCTTTTTATGGGTACAAATAAGCCGGTAAAGATTACAGACGCAAAATCCGGTTTGATACGAAGGCTGATTGATGTGTCGCCTACAGGTAATAAGGTAAGCCAGAAAGAATATCAGGTGTTGATGAATCAGATTTCATTTGAACTTGGCGCGATTGCATATCATTGCAGGGAAGTGTTTTTAGAAAATCCGGGTTTGTATGACGATTATATTCCATTAATAATGCTTGGGGCATCGAATGATTTTTATAATTTTGTGATGGATTCCTATTATGTTTTTAAAAAAGAAGACGGAACAAGCTTAAAAGCGGCGTGGGAAATGTATAAGACGTATTGTGAGGAAGCGAAAGTCAGTTTTCCGTTTCCGTATCGGGTGTTTAAAGAAGAACTTAAAAATTATTTTAGAGAATATAAAAATCGAAAAGATTCACTTGACGGGACAAGAATACGCAGTTATTATTCAGGTTTTCGAAACGAAAAATTTGGAAATGGAAAGCAATATGAGAACGATGTTTCTGAATTATCTTTTCTATTATTTGATTGTACAGATTCAATCTTTGATAAAACGTGTTCGGACTGTCCCGCCCAGCATGCTTCGTCGAAGGAAACTCCATTACGGAAATGGGCAGAGGTAAAAACTGTGTTAAAAGATCTTGATACGTCAAAACTGCATTATGTCAAAGTTCCAAAAAACCATATCGTGATTGATTTTGATATTCCAGATGCGTCTGGCAAAAAGTGTTTGGAAGAAAATGTAAAAGAAGCGGAAAAATGGCCTCCGACATATGCGGAATTAAGCAAAAGCGGGGCAGGAATCCATCTGCATTATATTTATACGGGAGACCCTGAAAAACTAAGCAGGGTTTATGGCGACCATATTGAAATTAAGGCATTTACAGGCAATAGCTCGCTTCGGCGGAAATTGTCAAAGTGTAACGGGCTGTCGATTGCCACGATAAGTTCAGGTCTGCCAATGAAAGGAGAAAAAATGGTAAATTTTGACGCGGTTAAAAATGAAAAAGGGCTTCGGACGCTGATTTTGCGGAATTTGGGTAAGGAAATACACCCGGGGACGAAACCCAGCATTGATTTTATTTATAAAATTTTAGAAGATGCTTATGCCAGCGGTCTGCATTATGACGTGACAGATATGCGAAATGCAGTTCTGGCTTTCGCGGCAAACAGCTCTCATCAGGCGGATTACTGCATTAAACTTGTCAACAAAATGCAGTTTCAGTCAAAAGAAGCGTCTGAAGGCATGGAGAATGAGGATAAAAATCTAATTTTTTATGATGTGGAAGTCTTTCCCAATTTATTTTTGGTAAATTGGAAAGCGGAAGGGGAGGGAAAACCAGTTGTTCGCATGATTAACCCTACGCCATCTGAAATAGAGGATTTGATGCGTTTCCGGCTTGTTGGGTTTAATTGCAGGAGATACGATAACCATATTTTGTATGCGTGTCTTATGGGCTATTCCAATGAGCAGCTTTATCGGTTATCCCAGAAAATAATAAATGGGAAGCCAGATTGTTTCTTTGGGGAAGCGTATCATGTCAGTTATACAGATGTTTATGATTTTTCCAGTAAAAAACAGTCGTTGAAGAAATTTGAGATTGATTTAGGGATACACCATCAGGAGCTTGGATTGCCGTGGGATCAGCCGGTGCCTAAAGATTTGTGGTTAAAAGTGGCGGAATACTGTGACAACGACGTTTTGGCTACGGAAGCGGTGTTCTATGCCCGTAAAGCGGATTTTACGGCAAGGCAGATTTTAGCGGATTTAGCCGGAGGTACTGTGAATGATACGACGAACAGTCTGACAACTAGAATTATATTTGGAGGAAACCGCAAGCCGCAGAGCCAATTTTGCTATCGGGATTTGTCAAAGCCTGTGTTTGATTTGGATAGAGAGACGTACGAATTTTTACAGGATGCGGCTCCTGAAATGATGGAACAGACGCACGGGGAAGCTGGGAGCCTGCTGCCATATTTTCCGGGCTATCAGTTTGAAAACGGTAAGTCTACATACCGTGGAGAAGAAGTCGGCGAAGGCGGAAGGGTGTTTGCAAAGCCGGGCATGTATGGGAATGTGGCTTTATTGGATATAGCCTCTATGCATCCGCACAGTACGATTATGGAGGTTTTGTTTGGCGTGGAATTTACCCGTAAGTTTAAAGAAATTGTAGACGGGAGGGTGAATATTAAGCATGAAGCGTGGGAAGCCGTCAATCAAATGTTAAATGGAAAATTGACAAAGTATACTCGGAAGGTTTTAAACGGGGAACTGACGTCCAAAGATTTGGCAAACGCCTTGAAAATAGCCATTAATTCTGTTTATGGTTTAACGGCGGCGAATTTCGAGAACCCATTTCGGGATTTACGGAATAAAGACAATATTGTCGCAAAACGGGGAGCTTTATTTATGGTGGATTTACAGAAAGAAGTGGAGAAACGCGGGTTTGTCGTTGCACATATTAAGACGGATTCGATTAAAATTCCGGATGCGACGCCGGAAATTATTCAATTTGTAATGGATTTTGGGAAACGGTACGGTTATACATTTGAACATGAAGCGACTTATGAGAAGATGTGTCTGGTAAATGACGCTGTTTATATTGCAAAGTATAAGAACGGGACACATGCAGGCGAATGGACGGCGACTGGGACACAATTTGCGGTTCCGTATGTGTTTAAGAAATTGTTTTGTAAGGAAGAAATTCAATTCGAAGACTTGTGTGAAGCAAAATCAGTCAGCAGCGCATTATATTTAGATATGAATGAGGGGTTGCCTGACGTTTCAGAATATGAAAAAGAATTGAGTAAGCTTCAAAGTAAGCGCCGGAAAGGAGAGTTGTCGGACACAACGTTTGAGAGACGGGGACAGGAATTGTCTGCTTTGATTGAAAAAGGGCACAATTATATTTTTGTCGGCAAGGTTGGAAATTTCTGCCCAATTAAATCCGGATGTGGCGGAGGAATACTGCTCAGGGAGAAAGACGGGAAGTATTATGCCGCGGCAGGATCAAAAGGGTATCGGTGGCTGGAATCAGAGATGGTGAAAGAACTTGGAAAAGAATCGGATATTGACACACAGTATTATATTTCAATGGCGGACGAGGCGGCTGCGGCGATTGCAAAGCATGGAGATTTTGAGTGGTTTGTTTCGGACGATCCCTATAGAAAGGACGATAAGATTCTGGGATTTATGGAGATACCGGAAGATGCGGGTGAGGAGATTCCGTTTTTTTAAATGAGTGATTGTTTTTACAGTCTGAGAGTCTTTATTAGGACTCTTTTTTGTTGTTTTAAAATTAAGAAAAAGGAGAATCATTATGGAACAAAATATTTTACCAATTAATATTGAAAATGCAAGGATTATTTTTCGGAATTTTTCCGGAAGCGAAACGAAGTATAACCGTGAAGGTAACAGAAATTTCTGTGTGATAATTGAAGATATTAATGTTGCGAGAGAGCTTGCGGAGGACGGTTGGAACGTACGGATTTTGCCTCCGCGTGATGAAGATGAGGAAGCAAGCCATTATATTCAGGTCAGTGTTAGTTTTAAAGTGATTCCGCCAAAAGTGATTTTGGTAACAAAGAAAGCGCAGACGCAGCTTGATGAAGAATCGATTGATTCATTGGATTATGCGGAAATCAGGAATGTGGATTTAACCATACGCCCATATCATTGGGAAGTAAATGGCAAAACAGGGGTGAAAGCATATCTTAAAACAATGTATGTAACGATTGAAGAAGATGAGTGGGCGGAAAAATATGCGGAAATAGAAAAGCCAGAGGAAACGTCGTTCCGGTAGAAGATGTGTTGTGTTTCGGAGCATATGATGATACAATGTAAAAAAGGAGGAAATTATGGCTGACATTTATGAAATTAGTGAGTTACAAATGATTATCCGTCCGATTTTGCAAAACTATGGTATTAGCCGCGCTTATTTATTTGGTTCTTATGCGAGAGGGGAAGCCACTGGAAACAGCGATATAGATTTACGAATTGACAGTGATAATATCAAAAGCATGTTTACTCTAGGGGCGCTCTATGAAGAACTAACGGAAGCATTAAAAAAACCGGTTGACTTAGTGACAACAAACGCGTTAGAACATAAAGCAAATATTGACAGGACTAAAAAGTTTCGTGACAATATCAGAGAGGATGAGAAGTTGATATATGAACAAAATAATTAATGTGTTGGAACATATCTTTCTTTACTGTAAGGATATTGAAGATACAATGGAACGTTTTGGAAAGGATAAAGAAGTTTTTGCAAAAGACAGAGATTATCGAAATTCAGTCTGTATGAGTCTTCTTCAGATAGGAGAATTAACGACGCATTTACCAGAGGATTTTCGTGAAAATACAAAAAAGATGATATATTGGCCAGCGATTAAGGGTACGAGAAATTTGTTTGCCCATAATTATGGCGCGGTGGATATTGATATGGTTTGGGGGACTTTAATGTCTGACATTCCACAATTACGGGATTTTTGCCAAAAATGGATACAAGGCTTAAGAAATAAAGAAGGTGTATAATGGCAGGAATACAACTGTACGATTACCAAAAGAAAGCCATTTGGCAAATGAAAAACGGCTGTATATTATGTGGTGGGGTTGGTTCGGGAAAATCCATAACGGCTCTTTCCTATTACTATTTGCAGCAGGGCGGGGAGGAAACCTTTTTAGACGGCGGAGATTATATCCCAATGGGAGATCCGCCAAAAGACCTCTATATTATCACAACCGCCCGGAAACGGGATACCTGCGAATGGGAAGGCGAGTTGTCGCACTTTCTCTTATCGCCAAATCCAGACGTAAATTTATACATGAACCGGGTAGTAATTGATTCATGGAATAACATTGCAAAGCTCTCTGAAATTCAGGGGGCTTTTTTTATATTTGACGAACAGAGAGTTGTAGGTTCTGGAAGCTGGGTAAAAGCTTTTTTAAAAATAGCGAAAGCAAACCAATGGATTTTACTGTCTGCTACGCCGGGGGATACATGGCAGGATTATATTCCAGTTTTCCTCGCAAATGGTTTTTATAAAAATAAGACGGAATTTCTCAGGGAACACGTCGTATACAGCCGGTTTTGCAAATTTCCCAAAGTGGATCGCTATTTAAACACGGGGAGGCTGATACGGCTTAGGAACTCCATTCTGATAAATATGGATTTCAAACGAAAAACAATTTCCCACCACGAAGATATTTATGTCCCTTATTGTATTGAAAAGTACAAAGACATTTGCCGGACACGGTGGAACCCATGGGAAAATAAACCCATTGAAAACGCCGCTGAATTTTGCTATGCGCTTCGTAAAACCGTAAACTCGGACGAATCAAGGCAGACCGCAGTATTGGAGATTTTAGAAAAACACCCGCGTTGTATTATATTTTATAACTTCGATTATGAATTGCAGTTATTAAAGGATTTGGGATATGGCGAAGCAGTGGAAATTGCAGAATGGAACGGGCATAAGCATCAGCCGATACCAGATTCGAAAAGCTGGGTATATCTCGTGCAGTATAACGCGGGAGCGGAAGGCTGGAACTGCATTAAAACGGATACCATTCTATTTTATTCTCAGAATTATTCCTATAAGGTTATGGTACAATCCGGAGGGCGGATTGACAGGCTAAATACGCCTTATACGGATTTATATTTTTATCATTTAAAAAGCAGGAGCGGAATTGACCTAGCAATCAGCAAAGCATTGAAAAATAAGAAGAAATTTAATGAGAGCGGGTTTGCGAACTGGAAGTGAGGGCATAAATATGATTGACAAGGAGATATCTTTTCCATATACTAAAAATAGAGTATATTCATTGTATATACAATTATGTAAGGAGAGATGGAATGAATGGAATAAAATCACAGTCTAAAAACGTATATATGGTAAAAACCAATGTAAGAAAATGGGGGAATAGTCAGGGCATCCGATTGTCAAAGGAATTAATGTCGCAAATGAATTTAAACGAGAATGATACGATAGGCATTTCTGTAAATGATGGAAAAATGACGATTGAGAAGTTGAATGGGCAAAAATACTTTAATTTAAAAGAAAGGTTAGAAGCGTTTTATAATAAACCAATCGACGAAGTTTTTGTTGAGAACACACATGAGGTTGATATGGACAGCAATACAAATATAATAGAATAAAAGAAACTTGAATTTTGAGGAGGTTGCGTTATGTTAGCTGTAAAATATACAGATATTGGACATGATTTCAAGAAATGGTGTGATAGGATTATCGACGGAGAAACAGTGGTAGTTTCAAATCCTAAAAATGAAAGCATTTATATGATAAATGAAAGCGAATACAAAGCCTTCCAAAAAGCAAAACAAAATGCTGAATATTTTGCTATGTTGAATAAAAGCGAAGAACAATTACAAAGAGGCGAAACAATTACTTTTACATTTGAGGAATTAAAAGAAATGGAATTAGAAGATTGGAAACCAACGGAAAAAGTTTTAGAGTTTGAGCAGAAGCATGGAATCCAAAGACGGGGTGTAATTGAAAATGGCTGATTTTACATTTACGAAAAAAGGTTGGGAGCATTATGTTTATTGGCAGATGCAAGACCGGAAAACACTAAAGAAAATAAACAGTCTGATAGAAGATATTAATAGAAATGGGGCATTACAGGGTATGGGAAAACCGGAATTGTTAAAACACGATAAATCAGGTTTATACAGCAGGCGGATAGATGAAGCGAATCGTCTTGTATATGAAATTTCAGCGAATCAAATCATTGTGAAATCTTGTAAGGGACATTACAAGGATTGAATAAAAATATTAGCCCGGATTTGTGGTAAAAGCAGATTCGGGCTATTTTTATGCCTATTTTTGGAAGGTTTTAGCATTACTTCCATCATTCATTCGATATAAAGCTGCTGCATCAGATGAAATTATGTGTTAGATGGTTCATCTGTGGAAGGGACTGAAGAATGGGATTTCATAGAAAATTCTTTATAAGCTAGTTCCGTATCACGATTATATTTTGCATTTATAGTAATGGTTACACAATAGCATACTCCGACAGTAAGAATCGCAGTGACGGCAATCACAGGATTCGAAAAATTAGAACGTGGTATGTTTTGTACAGGTAAATTTTGGTTCATTTGCATCTGCCTCCTTAATGGATTCCGATGCAGCAGCTTTATTATATTTATAACACAATTAATATTTCGTGGCAACTATACAAAAAAGGAGAAAAATAAAATGAAACAAAAAACAAAATACCTGCTGTTTTTTCCAATCATAGCGGCAATCACAATTTTTATATTCCGTCCAATCACAGCAAGCACCGCAGATATGGACGCGAGAATTTCTGACACGGCATACGCGGCAACGGTAAAATATGGAGAAGCATATGGGATATGCCCAGAACTTCTACAAGCATTAATTGAAACAGAGAGCAGCGGGAATCCCAATGCGGTAAACGGCGGCTGTATTGGTTTGTGCCAGATTTATGAAAAATACCATTATGGCCGTATGGAAAAGCTTGGCGCATGGAATTTGTATGATGAAAACAGCAATATATTATTAGCGGCTGATTATCTGGCGGAATTGTTTGCAGAGTTTAAGGATGTAAGCCTAGTATTGGATACCTATAATGGAAACAACCGGGCGGGGAAAAATTATGAACAGGGCATTTTGTCAGATTATGCAGGAACGATTCTGAAAAGAAGCGCAGAACTGGAACGTTTGCATGGGAAATAAAGCGAGATTGATAGTGGGAATTGTGATAATGACTACCGGTATAGGGATTGGCGGAGGATTTATAATCTCTGCTTTTGTACATGCGCCAGAGGATCATATAAGATGAAAAGAGAATTAAAAACCGAATAAAGATTAATAGCCCGGTTTGTCTAAATGGACAGATTCGGGTTATTTTTATATTCATTTTTGAAAGGAGAAGAAATGGATTTTAAAATTATTGCCGTAGATTTTGACGGAACTTTATGTGAAGATATGTGGCCTAAAATTGGAAAACTGAATTTAGAACTGTTCGCATATTTGAAAGCGGAACAGGAAAAAGGAAATAAAATTATATTATGGACTTGCCGTAAAGGCAGATTGTTGGAACAGGCAATCTCTAAATGCCGCAGGAAAGGGCTTATATTTGATTCTGTGAATGAAAACCTTCCTGAAGTTTTGGAATGGATGGGAGGGAATAGTAGAAAGATATTTGCCCATGAGTACATAGACGACAGGAACAGCAAAAAAATTGATTTACCATTTGTATGGAAGGGAAGTGTATAGGCTTTTACATGTGTAAGAAGAATAAATTGTTTGCCATCGTGATTCTGTTTTTGGGAACGTTATCGGTTTTGTTGGAAAGGGACGTTACGTTCTTTTTATTTGCCTTAATTATTGGAATTACGCTATTTTTTTCGAGGGAAAATTATATTTATGGGAGGGACAGTATGAGCCGTGCAGAAATTAGACGCGCAAAGAAAAAGGAGAGAAAGGAAAAGACTGCCACATATAACTTTACAAGGAAGCAGCTTGACGACACAATCCGTGAAAAATTTGGAGAGGAACTGAGAAAAGCAAAACAAGAAGCTTCTGAAAAAGCTGTAAATACAGCGATGGTTTTGCTGCTTACGCTTCCTTTGGAAGTGCTGATGGATCATTATTGGAAGAAGTCATACGCTGCCCGGATTCCCCAATTTACAAATTATATTTTGGAGTATTATGCCATGTGGGAGAATGGGGAATTGGATATGGAAGAACTGAAAAAAGACCTTTGGGAGTATGGCGGCGTGAGATTAGAGGAAATGTAAGGTTAAAAAGGTAATTTTACGCCCATTTATGTTTTCAAACGCCCACTTATGTATCCTATTTTAGAACGAAGATAAGGCTATTTGATAAGAAAACAGGAAAAATTAGATCAAAAGTCATTGATTTTACGCCCAAACGCCCACTTTTGGACAAACTCAAAAACCCCTGTTTGGGCGTAAAGAATCCAGTATTTATGCGGGTTTGCGGACTTAAAGCCCACTTTGCCCACTTTTTTCACTAACTAAATGCGATAAAAAGTTTAATATATATAAAGAGTTTGCAAAAATAAGTGGGCAAGTGGGCGTAAGGCTGGAAAGGAAATTTTATGAGTGACAAAAATGAATGGAAAGAGATTTACAAAAACTTCAAATTTCTTTATCCAAATTTAATGAAGGAGACAGTTGGGTACTGTCCTTATGGCTATATGTCGATAATGATATATTTTTCAGATGATTTTCAAATGATTTATAATGAAGTGGATAAAAGAGGGAAAATTGTTGAAAGAACTTAAAAAAGTATTTACAATATTTGTAAATTATGTTATTCTCAAAAAGCCACACAATTATATTATTTTATTTGGTTAAAGGGGATATTTTTTTGATAAAAAATGTTCTCTCTTTACTTATACCTTTAACCAAAGATAAGATTGTGTGGCGACAATGGGAGATTCATTTTTTTAGTGCGTTTCCTCTTGGGGACGCACTTTTTTAATGTTGAAAGGAGAATGGAAATGAAAAGAAGAATTGCATTATTACTGATTGGGACAATGGCTTTGACACTTGCAGCTTGTGGGGATAAACCGGCGAGTAATGGCAGTGAAGGAACAAATGCAGAGAGTGAAACTATTAAAGACGATACTGGCGAAGATGAAGAGTTGGAATCTAAGGAGGATGATAGTCAGGCATCTATCTCAATAGAGGATATAGATTGGAAAGTGGAAGAAGGCATTATTGACGGTGAAAGAATAATTAGCTTTGGGTATACAAATAATACGGACTATACTATCGCAGATGTTGAGATGAAATTTGTGCAAAAAGATGATGTAACTCCAGAGCAGCGTGCAGTATTTGATATTCTTAAAGAAGAAAATAGTCTTTGGACAGATGAAGACATAGAGAAAATGCACATTTTAGGCTATAATCGAAAAGTTGCAGATCCCGGAGAAACGGTTGGGGAATCTCCATGTTCAATTAACGGTACATACACGCGTGTTAAAAATATGGAACAGTATGATCTTATGAGGCCTGACACAGTGTCAATTGTTTATATTGGGAAAGATGATAAATTATATATGATGTACTATGATTTCAATACTAAACAGTATGGAAGTTCAACGCAAGGGAGTAAAGAATTGTACGAATGGTCTGACAGTGAGCTGAGTTCTTTATTACCTAAACCAGAGTTTAGAATCGTATCAGTTGGTTCAGATGACGATGATTATTTCTTTTTTGATGCGTATGGAGTATCGAGAGAAGAATTTAATGCCTATACTCAACAATGCGCTGAGGCAGGTTTTACAAATGTGCAATTCGAAGGGAATGATGCATATAGAGCTATAAATGCTGATGGGTATGAGGTATCGCTTCAATATGATGCAATAGATGAAAATGCTTCTGGAAGTGTTGAAAAATCAGACATTCAAACGGATAACAAGGAAATGGATGCGGAATCATACGAGAAACAAGTAGAAGAAGAAAAAGAAGCATACGAAGATCAGGTAGAGAAAGAAAAAGAAGAATTTCTTAAACAATTAGAAGAAGAAAAGAAGGCATTTCAGTAAAATATAGATATTATACAAAAGGAGAGGCTATGTGGGTTAAACATAAAGCTAAAATTATTGGCGCAATAATAGTATTGTTGGCAATAGGAGCCATAATAGCTTTGATATTTAATTACGGTTATAACAAGGCTTCTGAGAAATACGAAAGCATAATAAAAGAACTTGAAGAAGAAAACGAACAACTTTCAGAGCCTACTGCTAAATATGAAATAGCATCAAAAGAAATCAATATTGATATGTTAAATTCAGAAATTAAAGATATTGGAGAGCTTGCTACAATAGAATATTTGTATACGGATGCTGCTAAATTTGAAGATGCGCCAACGCTGTTTGGACAAGATATTCCGTTTACAACGAAGTCTTTTATTGTGAAATGGGACGGAATTATAAAGTCTGGCGTAAAAGTGGATGAAATTAAAGTAGAATTAAACAACAACAAGAAAGAGATTGTAGTACATATTCCAAAGTCTGAAATACTTTCACATGAAATAGACAGCGATAGTATCGAAACGCTTGATGAAAAGAACGGATTTTTTAACCCAATTAAAATTGATGATGTGAGAGAATTGGATGCTATTGGTAAAGAAGCTATGGAAAAAAGAGCAGTTGAGAATGGTATTTTAGAAAAAGCGTTCGAAAACGCAAAAGAAATTATTTATAAGTTGGTAAATACTGATTTAGTGAAGGAACAAGAATATAACATTATATTCAAAGAGATGGAGTAATCGTGATAAATCAAGAAAAGCATTTTGACATTCTACCAATCGATAAAATTACAGATATTGAAAACAAATCTGAATACAAAAAGTTAGAGATAACATCTTCCCAAAAGATTCAAATGGGAGGATTCGTCCAGCAAATTCCGGCAGTATTGGCAACGAAAACTTTAGCTGAAGCATATATCCTAAAATTCCCAAATGGGATATCGGATGCCTGTCAGTTAATGCAATACCGTAGCGGCGGTTATGGTACGGCTCTTATGGGAGAAACAGGAATCGCCGGACATGCTTCGCTATATAAAACAACTGGGCAGGCAGCGGCTTTCGGCGCATTTACTGCGATGTCGATTGCTTCCGGGCAGTATTTTTTGGCGGAGATTAATAAAGAGCTTAAGACGATAAACCAAAATATTGACAATATTTTGAAATTTTTATATGGGGACAAAAAAGCAGAGCTGTTAGCCGAAGTCAGTTTTGCCGGATACGCTTACCAAAATTATAGTTCCATAATGGAGCATGAACAGCAGCGTCTGGCTACCCTGACCAATTTACAGGAATCGAAAAAAGTGGCGATGAAAGATATTGAATTTTATATGTCAGATTTAAACGCGATTGTCACTTCAAAAAATGTTTCTGATCTGAATGCCATAGTGGACGAAGCAGTTCAGATAAAAGACAGCTTGTTATTATCGATACAGCTATATATTATGAGTACCCTGTTGGAAGTTTACTATTCCGGGAACCATAATTCTGATTATATTTGCTATGTAGAAAAAGGCGCAACCACCTATATGTCTAAATGTGAGAACCGTATCCTAAGCTGTTTTAGCATGTTAAAAACCCGTATTACGGATTATAAAGAAGGCGTGCTTAAAAAACTTGATAAACCAAAACTTGAAAAGAAAGCCGACGAGATTATCAATTCGTTTAGCGAAGGGAATGAATCTGAGCTGCGAAAGGCTTTCCGCCAGACCATACACGCTCTGGGGAAAAAAGCAGAGTACGTGATTGATTCGGAAGGAAACGTATATTTAAAAACAGGATAAGGATTTTCCTGCGTATGATTTACAAGCGCTATTATGAAAGGAGAGGATAAAAAGCTTTTTATCTCTTTGATTATATTTTCGAAAGGAGATAAAAAATGAATCAAAAAACTGAGGAAGAAATTTACAAGGAATACATAAGCCAAAAGCAGGAGTGCCCTGTTTGCGGCGGTTGTATGGAGTATGCAGGCGGTTTGCTGGAATGGGAATGTTTAGACTGTAATGCAGAAGGCAGCACGGAATACGACGATGTGAATCAAGAGTATTACATCATAGCTGCCAGAGAATATACAGTTGCAGAAATATTGGCAGACCCCATAGGCAATATGCCGGAGTGTTGCAGGCATTGCGACGCCGCATACCCGAGTTGTATCATTAGTTGCAGTATATTTGATAAATAATTGATTCACTACGAAAAGCTCATGTCTATATGATGTGGGCTTTTTCTTTTGCTGTTTTTTCCACGCGAAAAAAACATGCCCTTTTATGAAGAGAGAGGATAGAAACGTCAAAATGGAGTTTTTACATTCTCTCTTTTTGTTTGGGAAAAATAGGGGGTTTTGACATGGCGGCAAAATTAGAACGCGACTTTCAGGCGAAGCTGATTCTAGAACTGAAAGATAGGTTCCCCGGCTGCATGGTAATGAAATTGGATTCCAGTTATATTCAGGGAATACCAGACCTTTTAATTTTGTACCACGACAAATGGGCCTCTTTAGAATGCAAGAAATCTGCGTCAGCGAAAAAACAGCCGAATCAAGAATATTATGTCAGGCAGATGAATGAAATGTCATTTTCAAGATTTATCTGCCCGGAAAACAAGGAGGAAATATTCCATGAACTTCAACAAACATTTGAACCTTGAAGGCCGGCACGCTTTTTTAGGGGCGAGTAAATACCATTGGATTCATTATAGTGAAGATAAAATTGCAGAATCCTACCAAAAATTCCTTGCTGTGCAGAAAGGGACGATGCTCCATGAATTTGCGGCGCAGTGTATCCGCCTTGGGCAAAAACTGCCAAGGTCGCAAAAGACACTGAACCATTATGTAAACGATGCAATCGGATACAAGATGGCGCCGGAACAAATTTTATTATATTCGGAAAATTGTTTTGGGACGGTAGACGCGATCGCATTCCGAAACGGATTGCTTCGAATCCATGATTTAAAAACCGGAGCTGTCCCTGCCCATATGGAACAATTAGAAGTTTATGCCGCGCTGTTTTGTCTGGAATATCAAATCAAACCGTCGGAAATAGAAATGGAGTTGCGTCTGTACCAAGCCGATGATATTTTAATCAGCAACCCGACAGTGGAAGACATTGCGCCGATCATGGACAAAATCATTCGGTTTGACAAAATTATTCGAAACATCAAAGAACGGGAGGAACAGTTATGAATTTGATTGCAAAAGATATTCTGATGCATTATGGGATGCCAAGACGTTCCGGCCGTTATCCATGGGGTTCGGGCGATAACCCGTACCAGCACAGCGGCGATTTTTTAAGCCGGATAGAGGAATTAAAAAAGCAGGGGCTCAAAGAAACAGAAATTGCAAAAGAAATGGGGCTTACCACGACGCAGTTAAGGGCTCAAAAAAGCCTTGCAAAAGCGGAGCGGCGCACCCTTCAGGTAGCGACTGCAAAAGGGCTTCGTGAAAAAGGGTACAGCCTAAACGAGATTGCAGAAAAGATGGGGTTTACAAATGATTCTTCTGTCCGTTCACTTCTAAATGAGCAATCAGAAAGCCGTATGAACCAAGCAAAAGTTACGGCAGATTTTTTAAAGCAAATCATAGATGAGAAAGGCATGGTTGACGTTGGAACTGGCGTAGAGCGGGAACTTGGCATATCCAAAGAAAAACTAAAGCAGGCGCTTGACATATTAGAGATGGAGGGATACCCCGTTTATGGCGGCGGCGTCCCACAGGTGACAAATCCGGGCAAACAGACCAACATTAAAGTTGTCTGTCCGAAAGGGACGGAACATAAGGATATTTATCAATATGAAAACATTCATTCTGTCAGAGATTACGAGAAAATCCTTACCGAAGATGGGCAAAAAGTAAGGCCGGCGTTCCAATACCCGGAAAGTATGGATTCCAAACGGCTGAAAATCAACTATGCAGAAGATGGCGGAATTGAAAAAGACGGCGTGATTGAAATCAGGAGAGGGGTAGACGATCTGTCTCTTGGCAATTCCCACTATGCGCAAGTCCGTATTCTGGTAGACAATACCCATTATATGAAAGGCATGGCAGTCTATTCCGACAATCTTCCAGATGGGGTCGACGTCTTATTCAATACGAATAAAAAGAAAGGCGCTCCATTAGAAAAGGTTTTAAAGCCAATCAAAGACGACCCTGATAATCCATTCGGTTCCTTAATCAAAGAACATGGAGGGCAAAGTTACTATCTGGGTAAAGATGGAAAAGAACATCTTTCTTTGATTAATAAACGTTCAGAAGAAGGAGACTGGGGCGAATGGAGTAAACATCTCCCTTCCCAGTTTCTTTCGAAACAAAGTATGACACTGATTAAAAAACAGCTTGGGCTTGCCGCTGCGGATAAAACTGCGGAATATGACGAAATTTGTTCGCTTACAAACCCGACTGTAAAGAAAGCCCTGCTGAAATCCTTTGCAGATGACTGCGATTCAGCGGCAGTGCATCTTCAGGCCGCGGCATTGCCGAGGCAAAAGTATCAGGTAATCCTGCCTTTAACGACATTAAAGAACAACGAAATCTATGCCCCAAATTACAAGAATGGGGAGCAGGTTGCATTGGTAAGGTTTCCGCATGGCGGAACTTTTGAGATACCGATCCTGACCGTGAACAATAAACAGGCAGAAGGAAAACGCGTGATAGGAAACGCTTCCAAAGACGCGGTCGGGATCAACAGCAAAGTTGCGGAACGCCTTTCAGGCGCCGATTTTGACGGAGACACCGTTATGGTAATCCCTACCGGGCCAAAAGTAAAAATTACCTCCACCCCTCCATTGAAAGGATTAGAAGGCTTTGACCCGAAAGCCTCTTATGGGCCGGAGAGTACAGACCGACCCTATCAGAAGATGAATAATACCCAGACAGAAATGGGCAAAATCTCAAACCTGATTACTGATATGACTTTAAAAGGGGCGACTCAGGACGAATTAGCCCGCGCCGTCCGTCACAGCATGGTTGTCATCGACGCAGAAAAGCATAACTTAGATTACAAAAGAAGCGCAGAAGACAACGCCATAGATTCCCTAAAAAAGAAGTATCAGGGGCGAATGGCAGATGGACGCTATAAACAGGGCGCAGCAACCTTAATTTCCAGAGCGAAATCAGAAGTGTCTGTCACAAAACGGAAAGGAAGCCCGATTATCAATGAAGATGGCTCTTTAAGCTATAAAACAGTCGATGATCCTGTTTATGTGGATAAAAATGGAAAGACAAAACAGCGTACACAGCCAAGCACGCAAATGGCTGAAACCAAGAACGCTTATACGCTTTCTTCTGGAACGCCCCAAGAAGAAGCTTATGCAGACTATGCAAATAAGATGAAGTCGTTGGCAAATCAGGCTCGTAAAGAAATGATTCACACTGGAAAGATTCCTTATTCTTCTTCTGCAAAGCTTACCTACCAAAAAGAAGTGGATTCACTCAATGCAAAACTGAACACAGCCCTTAAGAACGCGCCAAGAGAAAGGCAGGCTCAAGTGATTGCAAATGCTGTAATTGCCGCAAAGAAACAGGACAATCCTGACATGGGCAAAGCGGAAATTAAGAAAGCCAGCCAACAGGCTTTGACTGCGGCGCGCAATCGAGTAGGCGCAGAACGCAAACCGATTGTTGTAACCGATCGAGAATGGGAAGCGATTCAATCAGGCGCAATTAGTGAAAGGCAGTTAGAACAAATCATTAATCATGTTGACATAGATAACTTAAGACAGAGAGCAACACCGCGCGCAACAACTTCTTTGAGCGCTGCCAAAATCAGCCGTATTTCATCTATGAGCGCATCTGGTTACAGTACGGCAGAAATAGCGGAAGCCCTTGGAATATCTACGTCAACTGTATCGAAATATTTATAGTAAAGGAGTGAGATGTTCATGCAGCAATGTATGTTGACTACATTTGACAATCCGTATAATCCATTCGAGCAGTTTGCTTCATGGTTTTTGTTTGATGTTGAGAAAGGCTACAATACTTGCGCCTATCTTGGCAGGATTGCAAGGACGTCCGACCAACTGACGGAAGAAGAAAACAACAAAGAAGTAGAACGCGCAATCGATGAGATTATTAGATACGATTTCAGAAACATTTACAAAAAATTAAAGAAAGACAATTCCATCATAGACAACAAGGCAAGTTAGAGGCTGTGGCAATTTTAAAAGAACAAACGAACAGCCGAACGAATCAAAAAATGAAAAGGCATAGGGGGTATCGCCAAATTAACACCCCCTGCCTTAT